AATGTGAACGCTAATTTTTCGATGTATTATACAAATCGCGGAGAGCGCCATTCACTTTGGTGCTTTGAAAATAGGGCTGACGCCGACCTTTTCAAGCGCGAGTTTGGAGGGATCTACTCGCAACATGTTAAGCAAGGCAAGCGTGAAGCTGCTTAGCAGTTAAAAGAGGCGCAGGGAGGGGGCGAGGTTCGAACTCGCGCTTGAGGACCCACTATCTCGTTAGCAACGAGACCCCCTTCACCGCTTGGGCACCTCTCCTTGGGCCTTCTACCTTGTTGTTAATACAATTGCATAGCTGAAAAATGCGAGAGAGAAGCATCCTAGAATAAGAAGCAGCAAAAAATTAATGATGAGGCTAGCAATCATAAACGAGCGCTGCCGCCTAAATTGATCCTTTTCCGTTTCAACTATCTTATCGGCAACTAGATGATTTGATGACTCGACAACATTCGCAATTTTCTCACTTGAATCGTGGATCGCTGTTGTGATTTCTTTTACGCCCTGCGGTTGAACCACTTCTGGATCCAGCATGTCCGGTCCTCAAATTAAATGGAGAAGGGGGTCGGACTTGCACCGACATAGAACAGCTTTGCAGGCTGGCGCATATCTACTCTGCCACCCCTTCGGATTTTTATTTAGTAGGAGCAATCTAGTAGCCGGTACTGGAGTTGAACCAATATTAGCGAGGTCAAAGCTCGCCGTCCTACCGTTGGACGAACCGGCCTTAATTGTGTGGTTGTTCTTGCACCTCTGGCGCATCAGTCTTGTAAGATTACCATTTGTAAATTGCATCATCATGAGCGACTAACCAATATCGGCCGCCTAGCAATAAACATAAGAGACATCCATACTGAAAAGAAGTTTACTTCTTACATGCAGTTAGTGCCCTTTTCTCTCCTTGTTTAGCGCACCGATCAACTCCCACAAGCCATTAACTTCTTCTGTAAGTCTGGCTATTTGCTGCTCTAGTAGAGGTATTTTAGCAACTTCATCTCTGAGCTTTTGGTTGTCGCCAGCTAGCACCTGCGCATGCTTTTGCGCCTTTTTTGCACGTGCATAGGGGTTGGTTGCCCAATTAACCTTCGGTTTTCGGGGTTCAGGTCTTGGACCCTTAACAACGGGGGCCTTGGTAAAGATGTTGCTCGCCATCCTCATATGTTAGCAGTTCCTGTAGTTTCAGCACAAACGTCAAATGCAGGCAGGCAACCCACTTATCCTGGTAATAACAAACCTAAATATCTTTCCTTTAAACTTTTCTTGTAGCAAACTCACGCGGCAGCCAAACGTTTAACCAGCGTGCGTGGTGCACACAAAGGTTATGTAGGAGTTTGCAATGCCAGAGCGGAAGAATATTAACGACGCAACCAGAGAGGATATCGCCGAGTTGCCGTTTATGAGCGACACGCGGGCTGAAATGATCGTCCACTACAGAGAGGTTAACGGGCCCTATAAGCAGCAAAGAGACTTAGAAAAAGTTACTGGCATAAACGAGAGACTTGCGGCACGGGTAGCCGAGTATTTCGACATTTCTGAACCATCCGCTGACGAAAGCGAAGATCGTCCCAACAACAGGAGAGCACGTAGCTCAGATGAGGAGATCGATAAGGCGATTAAAGAGGATGAGGACGGCGAGGATGATGGCGACGAAGACGATGGCGGCAATCGCAGCGGTCGGGGTGGCCGGAAACGTGCCGCCGCTTCCAGGTAGCTGAGGCAAAAATGGGAGGAGAAATCCTCCCATTTTTATTTTTGGATCATACGGCAAATGACATGGTTGTCGAGCCAGGCAGGACACTAGCCCTGACGGGGCTGTGCAGCATGCCATTACGGGCTGTGTGAACAGCTCAGTTGCCTTTTTGCCTCTGGTTAAGCTCTACCTTGTCTTCTATCTTTTTCACATATCTTAATGTTAAGAACGTCACGACTGTTAAAAATGCTGCGACTGCGTAGTTACCAAATCCTGAAGCAACGCCGATCGCGCATGTAATCCAGATGCTGGCTGCAGTGGCGGTTCCTTTAACTGTCATCTTGTCTTTAAGTATTGCACCACCACCAATGAATCCGATACCAGCAATGATGCCTTGAACAACTCCTTGCATCACACGGCTATATTCGGCTGTGCCTTCGGCAAATTCGGCACGTATTGCTATAACAAAGCCGCAAGATGCTACTGCAACTAACGGAAAAGTTCGTAGACCAGCGCTACGTTCAGATATTGCGCGATTCAGTCCAATTGGTAGAGCAAGAAAATAGGCAACAGCTAATTTCAGTATTTCGATCTTTAGTGCATCAAAATCAAAATGCATTTCCAAAACCTTAACCTACTCCGATCACTTCCCAAGACTGTTTAACAAATGGTCTCTATTGTGCTGCTCAACCATTGCCCCGATTGCACAACCATGCGCAAACGCTTTGTGGAAGGATTGTAGATGACCTGCGACTGTCTGCACATCGAGCTCATTAATACTGGAAGCAAACGCAGGGTAGTCGTTTGCCAGGCTTTGGAGCATAATTCTGACGTTACGCACCTCAACACTACCAAACGGTTCATCGAACAGAATGCGATAATACAACGCTGTAGGCGCCGGTCGATTGTTTGGCTTTAGTGTGATTATAGCAATGTCACGCAAGTAAGTTGACACTTCCTTACGCCAATGACTTATGTCAGGATTTGACGGCATTGCAAGGATTTTCAATAAATGTGTGTTAAGCGGACGTTCAATACTAGTTATAACGCTTTCGGCCTTCTTGCGCGAAAACAACATCTCCAGCAGTGCGCCTTGTGCAAATTCCTTCAGCCGCATGCCGCAGTTCCCTAGACCCAGAAGTATAACGGGCCCTTCGGTAGGATCAACGTTAGCTTGGTAGCGAGGTCCCGGATTGAACGGGAAACTCCAGGGTATGAACCTAGCGAGATACCATTTCTCCACCGCGCACTCTATTTAGTCTTATATAAGTTTCTCCCATTTCACCCCATCCATTTGCTTGCAGTGCATTGAAGCATATGTCATTGCCTTCAATCGATGCCGCCTCCATATCACGTGAGTTCATGCACCATGGCCACACACTTTTACCACAGTACCTACAAGATTGGTGTGTCATTTCACTCCTTAATTGCTACCAAAGATATAAGATGTTCACGCATCAGTTCCGACAAACTCTCCCAAGTCGGGCAGTGGTGTCCATCCGATGAACGCACAACAGATTCATACTTTTCACGGGCAGCTTGCTCTCTGAACTGACGGTTACCGGCGTTTGTTATTCGAGATTGAATATGTTTGCACATCGGACTATAGCCTTCCCTACTAACAGTTGGATGCTATCTCTATTGGACTGCGCTCAGTGAATGGTTGGCCTTTCGATAGTCTCAATGCGACTAAGAAAGGCAATGTTTTTTGATGCCATATCGCGTGCATTTTTGATTTCATCCACCTTTTCTTGTAGCTCGGTCACGTGCCTACAGATCGCGAGGGAAGTAACGCACGCTCCAATACCAATACCCGATAAAAGTGAAAAGATTGGCTCGTCGAAAAATATGCACAAGCCACCATTGACAACACTCAGTATTAAGACCGCTATCGAAGCTAGTTTTAACTTTCGCATTTGACCCTACAACAAAATGGATTGGCGAGCATTTATCGAGGATTCAACAGCGTCAAGTCCCATTCGGATACCGCTTTCGTTTTCGAGCAACCATTCTGCATCGCGATGTTTCTCAATTCCGTTAAGCAAATTCACTAACTGGCCAATCATCTGTTGATCCCAGCGTATAAGCTGCTGAAGCGTTGCGGCCTCTTGTCTATAACGCTGTGTCATCCGGTCGGTGCTAGGGACTGGAAGGGCGCGTATCTTGCCCTCTAGTTGTGAGATCTTCCGCGATATCCGCTCTAGCGTGCGCGCATTTTCAAGGGCTCTTTGGTCATAGGGATTGTCTTTTGTAGGTGGTGGCAGGTTCATGCGACGATATTCAGAGCCGACAGTCTCGAAATATCCTTTTGCAAGGCCGAGAAGATAGCTAGCTCTTGCCCTCACCTTCAGGTCATCTTGTCGTAACTGGTTTTCGACCTTATAAAAGTTATACCCCCAACCGTAAAAAGCCGTGATAGCTAATTGCTCAATGTAACTCGCATCGTAGAATCTAGAATATGACTCCTCGATCATCGTTGTCTCCGTTATATGCCGGTCTTGCCGTCGACTGGCATTAGTGTATTACCACCAATATTGAAGGGCAAACCAGCCGCAGCATTTGGCGCTGATATTAAGCCTTTGTCAGCCATCATAAACGCAAGGTAAAACTGCGCTGCCTCCTTTGGCGTCAAGCCAAGTGCCTGTAGTGAAATTAGGCCGCGCATCCTGTCATCTTTTGGTACGACAAGGATTTTCAAGTCGTGTAGATGGATTCCGTATTCTCTGAGGAACTCAGCTAGGTGGTTCTGAACGCCTTCGCGCAAGTCTGATATTCTCGAATTAATCTCCTCTAGTTTTGTTGTTTGAATTACCTGATTGATCGACTGTTCAATCGCTGGTCCAGCATAAGCGGCTACTTCTGACGTGTTGATTACCAGGCCGTCAAACGGCATATGTTGGACAAGTTGATTGGCATCCTCAGCGGTGTTGATCTGGATGTAATAGTCTGCTGTGTATCTAACCTCAGCCATTTCTGCCGTCGTTGCTGTGCCGACGTTTTGACACATAAGCTTGGACCGATTTACGAATACCACCTCGTAGACCCAAGGAGAATCGCCACCCCATGCAAATGCCCGCACGAAATTACCAACAACGGGTTTATCTTCTGTGATCAGCGTATACTGCCCCATTTCGTACGTCTGTAGTAGCACGCCGCGTTCACGGAATATAGCGAATTGGTTCGGCTCTACGGTAAGCAACGATCCTGATACAACCGCATTGTCGGAGCGCTTTAGCGCAAGATTGGCCTTCCCTAACAGATCCTGGCCATCCTTGCCTGTGCAGGTTATTATTTGCCGTGAACTGGCCATTTTGGTTTCCTCCTCGTATTATGCCAATGTAAAGCATCTCGCATAGCTGTCACGCTAAAATTTTATATCTGTGCTAACAATCGTAGCCTTCGATATTGCGTAAGCCAATTTCAGGGGCAGAAAGATAGGTATCAATATTAAGGACCTGGTAAAACATAGCCTCGTTATTCAATAGGAAGATGCGTATTTTCTCGTAGTCACCAAGCCACAAACCTCCGTCCTTCGTTCTGGCAAACTTTTTGTTAGCGCTATATGCAAGAAGTAGAGGTATCAAATCATCCCTAATTTGATTTATATTCCGGAGATTGACGCCGGTGCGCTCAATCCACATCGCAAGCGCTTGTAGACTAACGGTGACTATTGGCTGTGACACGGTCCCAGATTTTGGCGCGATCCGCACTTGCCATACGCCGACCGCATAATCGATGTCTTGGTTATCACGCCCCTTGTTTGGCACTGGCGCAATAAAATATTCGAGAAACAGGTATTTTTTGCGCTTCATTTCAACAGTTTGCTCAATGCTACAGCCATCATTTCTATAAGAACGCCATTCTTTTGCCAACTCAGCAAAACGCTCAGGCCGTAATGCATTAGACTTAGGGCTTATGGCGCGCTGCGTTTTTTGAATGACTAACGTCAGGCGTGAAACAGTCTGCTGTGTATGTTCGGTAAGATCAAACCAGAATTGCCTTGCTTGACCTAAATATTCTCTCGGTATACTATTTGACATGCCAGCAATTTAACGGCTGCCCATGTGGTAAACAAGACGCTCTTCACTATTGACATCTTGAAATGGTGTCGATGCGTCGCTTTAATCTGATGCCAGATTGCAAATAGGCTGCAGCGGCTCGTTCGTTCAGCGGCAGTTTTTTAACTGTCCACTTTCTGAAAAAAGCTGACAGTGTCGAGGATCCGTCGGCTGTTTGCCAAGGCTGTATAACTGCGTTCTAGCCGCTCCTCCAGCGCACATACCGCCTCACAACGTGCACGGGCGCTCCGACGCGCAGCATTGATAAGTTCTTCGCGGTAACGGTTCGCGGCTATCTTTATCTTGCTTGCTGGTTGGCTTGAAGATGAATAGACCATGTTTACACCTCGCCATACCTCAAAGCTATCGTAGTGCTCCTTACAGCAATAATACCACACAAACGCGCCAACTTCCTGGGCGTTTCCGTCGTCGTGCGCGGAAAACCATTCACCTGCCCTAATATTACGACCGATCTTCAAATAGAAGCGGTAATTCTCCATTGCTGTCTCCTGACTTCTATTTGATTGAAAAGAACACCACTTTCACATCAATGCAAGGGAAATGTGCCAGGATGTAACTATCGGTTACAATAGTTAATCTAATGTAGATATTCCTGGCCGAGGATTCGAACCTCGCCTCCATTCAAATGGAGCCTTCCGATTAACAATCGGAGACCTTCACCAAGCCGGCCGGCCAGGATCAACGGTATGCATTAAGCCTATATTCCACTGGCCTAACCATGGTATATTCGACAGCCAACATCACAGCAGCAAAGCAAATGCCGTAACCTATAATGCCAACTAAGTCGAAGTTTTGAAAACGAAGGCTGAGTTCGTAACCAACACCGTCTGATCGGCCAAGCAATTCGGCAACAAGAACAATTTTCCAGGTCAGCGAAATTCCAGTTCTAAACGCACTCACTATATAAGGTAACAATTGTGGAAGAATGCACACCCGAAGCCGTTGAACGACCGTTAAGCGGAATAGCCGAGCAACGTCTTCAAGTTCTCTATCAAACGCCTTAACCCCTTCACGGAATGTAGTGTAGTACGCTGGCACCTTCGTTATTGTAACAGCGCAAATCAACGCTACATCGGTCAATCCCAACCACACATATGCGAAGATCATCACAATAACCATAGGAAGGTTCATGAAGATTATTATCCAAGGATCGATAAAGGCGTCGAACCTTTCTGATTTGCCGGCGATAATGCCAGAAAGGATGCCAAGTGCGAACGAGGCAATAAACGAACAGGCAACGCGTCTTCCAGTAATAAGGATGGCAGATATCATTCTGCCATCCACTACCTCTTTTGACACAAACGTTAGGACTTGTAGCGGTCCTGGTATGTAATGCAGTTTAGCAAAGAGGATCCAGGCACCCAGCCACAAGCAAAATGAGGCTATCCGAAGTGCTTTTACCAAAACACCCCGTCTATAACGGGACCACTTGTGCCGTTCAACCTTTGAACTATTTCACTAAGTATTCTTGCATCATTCTCGTTTTCGTCTTTGCGGCTGGTTTTAATGCCGTCTAAAAACCGCCGTTTAAGGAGAGAGAATTCTGTTTGTGTGACTTTGCTGACCAACGGCTTCACCTCATTCCATACTTTATCTTCCTTCAATTTGGCGCAAGCTGCTGCAACACATTCAGAGAACGCGCTAACGGTTCCTTTATTCTGTTCAGCCCATGGTTCGTGAAAAACAAAGCCGGTGAGGGCAAAGCCGTTCGACAACCCGACATGACGAGCTGCCGTCCTAACGTCCAAGAGATTCCGATACCCTAGTGCTTCAAGCTCTGGACAAAAATTCCAATAGGTAAGGACGGCGTTGAGTTTTCCATTTTCGAGCAACGCGGACAATATTGGTGGTGACGCATACGAAACAGTGGCCTCTTTCGCTATGTCAAAACCTGATTTAAGTAATGAGGCCCGAACAATTAACCATGATTTGTCTATCTCATTTCCAGCCACACCTAGCGTCTTTCCTTTCAAGCCATACGCGTGATCGATCGGCGCACTGGCAAAGATGCTTCCAGATGCACTAGAAAATGGCAAGAATTTAAGCGGGACTCCATATGCTCTTTGAGTTGCGGCAAAAAACCAATCAGATAGTATTATGTCAACAGAATTGGCTAAAAGCGCAGTGCGGCACGCTTCAATACTGGCCAATTTCGTTATAGAAAATGTGATTCCGTGCTCCTTATCCAAATCATGTCGTTGCGCAACATCGAGGACCCATTGTAATGAGCCATACTCCAGCATACCGATCCTCAATGGAGTTGTTTGTGCATGGACTGAACTGGCTGACATTGAAACCCCTGCTATCATCAGTGCCCGTCTAGATATCATCCTGTGCTCCCTAAGCACGAGAATAGTATAGAACAGATCTCCGCAATTTAAAGCAGAAAGTGGAGGACCTGCTTGGGAGGAAATCTGGTTCCTTACTGATCCAGAAAGCCAATGCGCTATAGTTGCCAGCTACACATTGACATCCAATTTGCACGGCAGTACATCAGCTGTTGTTACCCTGTCAAGGACAGCATGATGGCATCCAATTTCAAAACCCAGCGCGACGATGACACAGACAGCTTCACTTCCCGGCTTGGCACTGCTTATCACATTGTGAGGGGCAGCAGAACAGCCGACCCACTTTATATTGAGCTGCACAACCAGCAGCATATACTAGGATCGATTGACGCTATCATTGCGCGCGTGCTTCCACAACACAAGGGCGACACACTTGTTGGCGTTCGCGAACTTGCTGCTGAGTTGAAGGACACACGTGCCTCGTTGGAGGCGCGCCGGATTGAGCTCAGCGACGCAAACAAGACTATTGTCGCGGCCCAAAAAGAACTTAAGGAGTTAAGAAATAAATTGGTTTCGACAGCTGACCAATCACAAACGCTTTTAGAAAAAGACGAGATTATTGTGAAACGCGGAGAAGAAATAGCAGATCTTAACCACCAAAATGCGCAACTAACAGAGGAGAAAAATGCCATAAAAGCGGATTGTGATAAGCAGCTCGCCGAAGTAAAAAAGGAGCTCGAACAACTAAAAAAGGAGAAAAGCGAGCAGGCAGCGCAGCACACGCAACAAATAACTGGCATTAGTCAGCAACTCACGCAAGCGCAACAAGCATATGACAAACTCGGTGGAGAGATAAGAGCGCTGGTAACCGAAATCAATGCGAAGATCGATACGAAGCCTGCCCCTGACAGTATCGCTGACACAGGGTTCGCTTCACAATCAGTAAAGTAGGCCACCGCTTATGTAGGTTTCGTCAACTGAGCAAGAAGAGCATTGGCTCCTTGAAAAAGGAGCTTCTTTTTTGAAGAAACCGATTTAACCTAGCAGAGTCTACGCAGCGAGCACGCATACTTAATATTGGGAGGCAATACACGAAAAATTTATCGTGCTAATTAGACAGTATGAATGACTTTTTTGGAACAGGAACTCGCGTTGCAATAGCCGTAACGGGTGCTATATCGGTAATAGCAGCAGTGGCCGGAGGGGCGATTACATTTTTTGTAACAAATGCGTCGCTTGCAAGCCAAGTTGCAGCAAATACCGCACGAATCAACACGATGCAAACTACGCTTGACGCTGTAGCTCAGTCAGCCAGTGGGTTGACAGCGCGCGTTGCAACCCTTGAAGGGAAGGTGACAAATGGTGATAGCAGATCATCTATCAATACGGAACGTATTGCTGCATTAAGGGCCGATGTAGTTAGGTTGATGGCAGATCTAAGAGAGGTGGAAACCCAATTCTGTGCATCAGATACAATTCGAAATCTGATGCATGCCAACGATCTGCGAATTTATTCATTGTTGTGGCAGAAAGTCTACAAATTTCCTTACCCAACCGACAATGCTTATTATCCTATGGTATGCAATCGTAACACGCAATCCAGTCTTGTAAGTAGCGAAATGAATGGCGAAAAATAGGTCTGCTGGAATACCTTTGTGTTCCATCCGCAGTTTCGATTGCTAAGCTACTCTGGGTTATCTTGATCACGCGACATTACATACCGCCGCACCTTGCGCGGATTGCTATCGGCCACCACTTGAGTCTTAAGCTGTTCGATTTCAGCATCGGTAAGCGTTTCAGCCGCTACGATATAATTCCTGGCGTCATTAGTGGCGCGTATCAACTCATCCAGCTTGACGTGGATAGCTGCGGTGTCTCTCGCTTGGCTATTTTGGAGCAGAAAGACCATCAAAAACGTCACTACTGTAGTTGCCGAATTGCAAACGAGTTGATAGGTATCAGACCAACCATAGTGTGGTCCTAAAGCCAACCAAACCACCATAGAAAGAGTGGCAAGAACAAATGTATGCGCTTTGCCAGCTTGCTTTGCAGCCCATTGAGCGAATTTGGAGAACCATTTATTCATTATCTGGTCCTCACGATCTTTTTAAATTTGTCTACCTCATCGTTATGGATGAGAACTGGTGCATATCGGTGGCCCATCTGGAAGGCAACATATAGCCGATGTCGGCCATTGCCGATCGATACAGGATGGTTTACGCGAGTTGGACTATCGTTGATCGACACTTCAGCAGGATCCATATATCCACCGGACTTCCAATGTTCGGCAGCTCGTGGTATGCGCTTTCCAATCGCATTTTCGCCGCCTGTTGGATCATTTAAATCTAGCCGTGAATACCGATCTGTCAGCCTGAACATATCCTCGATATTAGCGTTGAGGATGGTGTATTCCGGATTTTTCTGATACCATTTGTTAGAAACACTTTTGTCTAGGTGTTGTCCAACAGCCCATCGAACATGATCGTCATCACGTTCATATATTTCAGCAAACCGCATCGCGCCTCCCGCAATTTATTCTTATATTTACTGCAGGCGTTGGACGGTGTGCGCCTCGACGCAAAACTTACTAAATGTATGACCTTGGCGGGACTTGAACCCAGCATTTTCCGCTTGAAAGGCGGCTCTCCGGACCTTTAGAGGACAAGGTCACAAATGTTAATCAGTAATCCACATCAACAATTGCCATGCGACTTGAATTCCTTTTTCAATTAGATCTAGATCTACATGACGAACAAAGATTGCAACAACAAGAACGCCGACCAGAATTTGGACAACGGGATCTTTTACCGCACGGATAACAATCTCGCTAAGCACTACTACTCTCCTCGTTTGCTTACACTTTACGTTTGTGTTGACGGGACACGGTCAATTTGACAAAAATTGCCGCGACACCTACTATTTCAACACAACTTGCAAGAAACTGCACTAACCAAGGATTATAGCCAATACTCATTGCGACTAAGCCAGCGATAGTAGGTATACAAAGGATGAGAATTAGGAGCTGCATATTGCGATCTTTGAACGCTGCGCGCAGCCCTGCATTCATCGCTGCCTCCAAGAACTACAGACGAAATGGATTGGTTAGAATTGTTATTGAGTGGCCACGTCTGCCACATTCCTTGCACCGCAAAGGCAAATGTATCAACGGCGTATCTCCATGACCAGACTTTACCAGTGCTTCTAGATCAAGCTTAACATTATGGTCACAATATCTACAAGTCGCTATTACGACATGGAGGTTGAGATATTGCCGCGGCGTTGGTAATTCCATCACACTACCTGCAACACCATCCATGACCGCAATAAAACCGACTGCCATACTCACAACGCCAACGGTGTGGATACTCGCTGTAGCGATGTGGCGGCGGACGATAATACCCCGGAGGGGGTGGCGGAGGGTAGCCGGGATAGTAGTGGGGCCCATAGTAGGGTTGAGGTGGGGCATTATAGTAATCAGCGCTCGCGCCGTTCCAGGTAATGCCCGAAGCAAGTGCAGCAATAGCCAATGAACCAAAAACTCGTAATAGCATTTTTACCAATCTCCTGTTACTAAACGCGATAACGCCAGTGAGCCAGATAAGTTACAGAAATATTTTGGCGCTTAAGGGGGTAACCAGACACCAAAATGATGTGACCCAACTAGGTTTTCCAATCACCGTAATTTAATAAATGTTATAGTTTCACAAATTCCTGCCTAACCAGTTCGAAGGTTTTATACGTTTTGCCATCTTGCGTCCGGATAAAGACATCGGGATTCTCCTCAAGAAACAGTTTTAAAATTGTCATAGCTCTTACCACAGGTATCTCACTAGTGGATTCAACTGGGCGTGCCGAAACATCTGCTTGTTCATGCTCGCTTTCACTCACGTTGGCTGCCGTCATCGGGAATATCAGCAGTTCGTTATGTTCGCCACCACGTGTTGGTTCGCTAGTGAATGGGCTAAATGGCGTTTGTGGTGCGCCCTCGATACGTGACGCAGCAACCTGCAAATAGACCATAGTACGCGAGCCTTTAGTTTGTGCCGTAAACGCCGGACCCTCTGATTCTGTTCCTATATTCGGATCCTCGTCCTTACGCCGGAAAACAAGCCCTTCATGCCAAGAGCCATACAACGTCACATGATTACCGACGATGTCGATTGACTTGAATACCTCCTGTACTTCACGTTGATTAAACGAGAATTTAATGGTAAACCTGTTGTTCGACCGGTAGCTGCTAACGCGCATAACATCCTCCATGTAGTTGCAAACTACATGGCAATATAGTTACGTCAAGTGCTGTAGCTATGCTGCTTGGAAGTTTCCACACCTTCCTCCGAGCCTTAAAAGGGCCCTTGTGCCCCAGGGATACCGATTGTCATGAACACAGTCCCTAAGCGACATAGCTTTGCGCCTTTATTGAAGCGCCGATCCTGTGGTTCGCACTGACCGCCATGAATAGGCTCATTGTGTTGCTGGCGGCGATAGTTCGACATACGGGTCACACCTTCCATCTGTCACTGTGCCCGAAAACAAATTGCCAAACAATGGCCGTGAAATATGACCTTTGAACGTGACGGTAGGGTTGTCACCCACGCTAGCTCCCTGTAGGTAACCATCAGCATCAACTGTTCCATTAATGCGGTAGCTATAAACGTAAAGGTTGAACCGGCCGTTGTAGACAACAGCAGTTATTGCTGAAGTACGGTTGCACTTGTCCTCCTTTGCAATTCCTGAATACCTACCATCATAGTGCTCAGGCGGCAGCGTACCGCACGCTCCTAACGCAAGCACCAGCAACAAAGTATATCGCATGTTTCATCCTAACGTGTGCATTAGTGCCCCTATAACAGGTCTACAGCTTTAAAAACAACTTTTGCACTGCTATGATTAGCAATGGACACAGATAGCGATAACGATGATTTACGAGCCAAACTGCATCCCTCGTTTGAACGGGTTGGACGACGGCGTCTAACTGAGGAGGAGTTGATTGATGTATACCAAAAGGCATACAATGATGCGTCCGACATTATCCATAAGGATGCTGCTGGCGCTAGGTTGGCCCAGTTGAAAAGCCTGTTTGCACGGCGTCCCAAACCTTTCTAGGGATGAACTTCGGTGGAACGCCATATCCCTGTTTAAATAACACAGATTTTCAAAATCACCAGATTGTCGTTCCTCCACATATGTGGTGCCCCCGACGAGATTCGAACTCCCAGCCTTAGGTTTAGAACACTTGCGCTCTACCAATTGAGCTACGGAGGCTTATCATTGTCTTGACTACAGCTATGCCATACATATACTTAGTTGGTGACTAAGGAGGGTAAAGTGATCGATTTTAAACAACCTGGGCGCACGCTTAGCACATCGAAAGCGATGTATCGCCGGACACATCCAGATCACAACATCGTATTTGGTGCTGTCTTGGCAAGTAAACAAGCAGGACAAATCTGGCATGGCGATATAGACCTTGACGAGTCGTCCGACGCAGAAAGCCTGAAGTCTCTTGCAAGACGTCTTAACCAAGAGATTTATGTATTCAGAGCAATGGATGCGCGCTCAAGGCGCACTGATGAGATTAGCTGGGACCGTTTTGTCGTCGTTGTTCGGCCACGTGGTGACATTATTCCAAATGTCAGTGAGAATTATTGTCAATAATAAACGCGAGAATGCTTGCTGCCTTTTGCATATCCGCAAAGTAGTTTAAAGGATCACGGGCGTCGGTGCCTTCTGGCCAAAACACAAAAAGCGCCCCCAGGAAATTGTCGTCTCGCATGATTGGGCAGACGTCGAAGGCGCCAACACCCATACTATGCAAACGCTCGCGGCTAGAAGATTCTTGCTGATCATCAACTAGCTGATAGCTACACTTGCCTTCCAACAACTGCGGCAAATAGGTTGACCAGTTGGTTATCGGAAGATTCTTCACGAGTGGTCCTGGACCATTCTTAAAGGATCGGACGGACCGTGCCGCGATCACTGTCCAGGTAAAGTGCGGCAAAGTGTTTGCCACAGTTTCGTGTGAGGAGATGTTTGAGACACGAGCTACAACTGCGCCGTCAATATTTTTTAATGTGTTATCCAGTATCGATTCGATCAAATGCGATTTTTCTGCGTCGTCCCGGGAGAACAAATTGCCGTATAAAGAATAGGCTGGCTTATGTAATAAGCCGTGAATCGTGACGCTAATTGAAAACACAACAACCACTACGGGCAAGATTGTCCATGCAAGGACACGCTTGAGGAATCTTGTCCTAAAGTCCATCTCATATCCAACTGACTGAAATAATAGTAGTAATTATCCATGCTTATTTCAATTTGGGGTGACTGGAGGTAATCGAAACCTCGCTAACACGGCCACATCGTGTCGTGCAAATCCACTACACTACAGTCACCATAACTTGGCTAAAGCAAATCCATGGTATGTTTTTGACAGGCAACCGCACGGACTGCTGTTGGGGCTGCTGCATACATGCAAGCATCGCAAACGTTGTAGTTTTTCTACGCCGCATTGAGCGACTGGACCGCCTTCAGGCCAGCCCATCGTCGATCCGCTTAAGGGCTGCGTCTGTCAGCTCTTGTTTGATGTCGATTTGGTCGCCCGTATCTCGTATTTTGCGCAGGGTGTCGTCGATCTCCCCTAATACACGGCCGAGTGTCTTCCCGGTCTGATCTGGTGCCGGGATGCGCATAGCAATGAGTTCCCACCGTTGCACGAACATTGGGACAAAATGGCCGCGAGGTTGCTGTTCAGTGCCCATGATGTGATCACCAACATCATATGCAGTATGGCCAAATCGTTGAGTTTGAAACGTGTAACGCTCCTGGTGGCTCACCGGCACATTAGCAAGCCATACTTCCCCCTCTTGTGCTTCGGGGTGCGGTAATCCATAAGGCATTGGACTGTCCTTTTATCATGCATCGCGAGCGTAGCATTGCGCTGTGGAAGGTCAACCTGACTAACCGTCAACATAGCCATAGGGAAAGTGCAACGTGTTGCTAGCCGTTGCTATCCAGCATACACCGTGCTATCGGCACGGTCCGAGCGGGAGCAGTTGGTCAAGTACGTTAATTTATCGATTACGTAAAAAGGACGCACCTGCGTTAAACAAAGTGTTGTCAGAACCATTTGCTAGCATCTAGGCCCGGTACCCATCCGCACATTTATTGCGTAATTAGGAATACCAAGCGAAACGGCAACCAGGTGGACAAATAGACTCTGCCTGCGCACACGATTGGACGAATTGCTCAACTATTCGCCGCCTTTGTTCAATTTCAAGATCAGCAACGTTGTCGGGATAGATCCAACTGTATAATTCAGGCAGGGCGACAGCCTCGTCGTTTATCAGAACAGTGTTCTGGTCCACGATGATATGCACACCGGTTATACCTGTGTCCTTTTCAAATTGGGCGTGCGATTCCCAGCCAGCCTCTGGTAACACTGCGTAGCTGTTGTCTTGCGTGAGCACAACGCGTTTCCTCATATCAAATCTCCTATTTCCTATGCAACAAAGCATAGCAAGACTTAACAGGCAAAACAAGGATCGACTGGTGGACAGTTATCGGATGCTGGACTGCGCCGTTGCCAGCACAACGAACTGGATTGATTTTGCGAAGTCTTGGCGCCAGGCCATATCCGAATGTCGGAGTTTAAGCTATCATCTGAGGATGACAATGTAAAATGGGCGGCGAAAGAATCGAACTTTCACCCCGGGTTTATGAGACCCACGCACTTACCAATGTGCTAGCCGCCCGCCTAACCTTGTATCCTTTTCCTCCTAGAATGCTATCATCGACCTTATAGTGTAGCTATATAAAACGGTCAACAAAAGCGCTATTATCAATCCTGCCATTATGCCAAACAGAAATTCGACACCTGACAGAAGCCTTTTATATCGCCTATATGCGAACCACCCAATAACGCAAGCTACGACAGCAAACAGTACCTCAATGAGGAAGAAAGGGCCTAACATCCGAACACCTTATGTTGCTTACGCATTATACGATGTTCAAATAGCTAAGCAAACGTCTTACCTAACAAATGGGCCTTTCTGTTGCTCCTTGGTGGCTTTTGCATCACCAGCTTGCGTACTAGTGTTACCTGGCAATACTGTAGTTCCGGTATCGCCAGGGACATGGCTTAGGCCTTTGTGCATGCCATCAGCTGACTCAAATTGTTCAGGTGGTACATTGCGGGGGTCTGTAGTGCTGACCTGAGCAAAGCCAACCAAAGGCACAAAATAAAGAGATATAACCAATAACCGGCCAAACATTAAAATACCTTTCTAAAATGGAGCGGCTCGAGGGATGCGAACTGCTTAAGCCCACCTGCGTCGCAACTCGTCCAGTTCAACACGATAGGACAAAGTCACCAAAGTGGCTGCTTCGTCTGCCGTATCAACTACGGTCTCGCTTACCGATAAAATGGCTCCTTGGCGTGCTTCAATACTTTCCATTAATTTATTAATCTGCTCTTCCTTCATAGCACGCAGATCGCCAATTGATCCAATGTGTGGAAATGCTATTACTTTAACTCTAATTGCCATTTAAAGTCCTTAAAAACATGGTCCATAACCGACGGCTTGGCTCCAGGAAACGATGGCACCGGTGGGGAGCATCGACCTCCCAACCTGCGGGTTTGGAATCCGCTGCTCTACCAATTGAGCTACACCGGCATAATGTTTGGTTCTGGAGGTTAGCCGCGCGCTAACTCTTCGCTTAATGCCACCCATCGGTCGTAGGGTGTCCATTTGTTTGGTGCCCCCAGTGGGAGTTCAACCCACCTTTCTGCCTTGAGGGGGCAGCGTTCTCAGCGACCATAAACTATGGGGGCAATTGCAGTTCAGTCTGGCCACCGTGTTTGGTTTATTGTTGCTATTCTAGATCGGGTTGCATCACGCCGGAGGCAGCCGCAGGACCGCGTATAACCCTGCCGCAAGTGATGTGAGCTAACCACCGTCGTCTGCCCGCAAGCGCATTCACAAGTCCAAGTCGTATAGCCACGCTTTGAACCTGCTCGCTCAGTTACCGATAAACGTCCAAATTGAATGCCACATAGGTTCAGCGGTCGCACAACTGAGGCCAGCCCTAATACCACCCCCAGTAATGACGGTGGTATGGAGGAGGAGCATATGGAGGTGGCACTACAATGCATCCTGTGAGCAAGCCACATATGAGTGCCATCACCATAGCTTTAAACATTGACTGTTCCTTGTTGCCACGTTGATTCTTTAACTATCCTCGCTGCGGTATATAACAGTGCAGGCCGCATGTCACCTATCAGCATATCGCCTTCTGGTGGGTTCAAAATTTCATCGGCCAGCTGTATAAGGCAGTTTTCTATTTCTTCTTTTGTGATTGGATGTGTAGCGATATTACGCATAAAAACTCCGGTGAACTTATAACTTTAATAACCTTTTTGCCAATAGGCTCCTTTCACGTGCTAATTGCTTCCACGATGCAGGATGCTTGCCGTCGTCAATTCCATTTATCTGGTTGATGGCCTTTTCGAAAACATAAAGCGCTAGGTCACGCCACGTTTTGCTCCTACGCAATAGCGGACGCAACGCATCAAGCTTAAGGTTTTCGCGTTCTTGCTGGCTAAGACCAAGTGGCAACCATTTTGCTGGAATTGAACGGTCGCCAGCTTCAAATAAATGCACTGCCTTCTTGCTGAGAATCATCTCACCGAAACGGTACTGGTAGTCGGCCTTTTTGGCATTTTGCTGCCGCTTCTTTTCAGCATCCAGGGCCTTCTTTGTTTCCTCATCGCGTTTTAGGTTCTTGTCCAGAACAGCAATATTCAACAAGGTGTCTGCGTGTGGTAGGATGCCGCCATATGTTTTAGTGGGGTTTTGATATGAAAGCTTTCTAAATTTCGGCATAACCGTCCTCGTGTTAGAAGAGCACATCGGAGATTTTTCTATACTGGATCCTCATTGTAATATGCATCTATGCACGATTTGTCACTTAATCTGACATATTCGCCCGCTAATTTTAAGCACATACATTGACTTGGTTGCATTATTGCTTGAAGGTGCCTAACCTTGCGGTTTGTCAATGCGTGTGTCACGTCTACAGGGGCCACGGGGATATTTTGTTCATAGCAAAACTGACGCAATGCCATTGCAACAGCAGTTTCTACAGATCGATTAGTAGAATGATGTCGGGCAGTATGGGTTTGGCTGGTGTAAACGTATTGACGCACACCAACCAAGTATAGGCCATTATCTTCTACAAAATAACCTCTCGGGTTTATTGGCTTTACAATCAACTCTAATCGAGACGTTGACTTAGACGCCATAGCGCAAACCATACCACCATCATATCGTTGAGTCACCTGAACCTCCGTTAAATATGCGCGGTTATTTAGGATCTGCAAATCCTAAAAACTCAGCTTGGATCATTTTTCTGAGCTGTCCCGCAAAGTTATTTAAAGGTTGGATCATTTTATCATGGCCTATATTGGAACCGAATATAACCGAGAGAATGCTCTCTCCGCGTTGAAAAAAGCGTCTGAATGGCATAGGCAGCAAAAACAAAAGAGGATAGATGCGTACAATAAGAAGCCGAACAGGTGCGCGCGTCAAGCATGCAGTGCAAGCCTGCCTTATGAAGGTAGGCACAAACAGTATTGCTCGCGACAGTGCAGTTGTTCAACTTTAAGCGGGCGGATCGCCAGGACCGACTCGCAGAAGGCTAAAGCTTTGTTAACCCGCAAAAGGCAACAGCTCGCTCGCCATGAATATATTGCAAGGAGTAACTGCCTTAGGCACTGCGCAGACAAAAGCTATTCGTTCACCATGGTTAAAGCGTGCGAATGCATTAAATGCGACAATGTCTTTTTTGTTAGGAACTGGCAAGAACGCCGAAAGCTGTTGTGTAATCAATGTTTTTCAAAGCTTGATAGAATTCCGTACAGTGGTATTAAGGTACCATTCGTAAACCCTTATGATGGCGAATTGGTTACTTTCGATAGCTCATGGGAGCTAGCTGTTGCCAAAGCACTAATCGAGCGAAATATTAGGTGGACTAAACCGGAGCCGATCAGTTGGGTCGATTCACTAGGCAAAGTGCGACGTTACGTAGCTGATTTCTATCTTCCTAATTATGACGTATTCTTGGATCCAAAGAATGATTGGGTAATCAACCATCAAAAAGAGAAACTTGATACAGTCTCGCGACAAGTTACGCTAGTCTATGGCAGTGTCAAAAAAATACTGCAACATGTCGACAATATGGTCCGGGTGAGGAATTCTGCCGTCCTGACTTCAAGGTCCCAAACCTTGCACTCTACTTCTGAGTTACAACCGGGAAATTTGTGCGAAAATGGTCGGAGTGGGCAAGAATTGCACTTACCATCCCTCCCGGCTCGATAGCTGGGCGCTCGGCTTTTGAGCTACACTCCGACAGTTACCGAAAAGTATTCCCTTCCGACTCCAACACAGTAGCAGCTAACATGCAGAACATCAAATAGAATCATTAATTTAAGGATTAAACAAAGCTGCGTCCTAGGACCTCAGTGATCCTAGGACGCATATGCTTCATCCATCATGGATGAGGCTTTGGCAACAAAGCAATTCAAGGTCCGTAGACGCAGGACTGCATGCTGCCTAGTTAAAGCAATTACTGAATCCACATGGATCCAGTAACTCACTTCCATATTCAATTATCAAAGACCAAATCTTCCTCTTTCTACAAAGTGTATCCTGTCTCTTCATCACATCCATATATTTTCGTCGATTTACGTGTCAATAATTTTTTTGGTTTTATTTTGTGTGGCCTGCACTGCTTTAACAAATAGTTCAAACAAATCTACGTCGCCGAGTATAACAATAGCAGCGGCGCGCTTGCTACGGTTATTACTAGAGCAATGCGCAAGCAGAACCTCTTTTGCTCTGTCCCTTGCGGTATCCGGCATGCCCTATCTCCTGGATCGACACGTTATCTACTTCCTGCTTTACCTGTTTCCAACCATCCTTTCATCAAAGCAACAAAAAACCTGGGTCCTTGCGGGCCCAGGTTGCTTCTCTGTTACATATGGAGACTGATTACAACATCAGTTTCCTAGAAGCAACCCAAGCCGCTTTATTGGCTGGATGGTATGATTCGGTATGCCAGCAACCAACTGGCCCTGTCCCAGTTTGGCGCAGTCTCCGCTCGCCCTCATAGGACGAGAAAGCCTTAGCGGCTATAAACCGCCAGCCTCCGTGACCTATAGGTTGCAACCGGGACAACATTATTAACACTCCTGAAGTTCTATGGGCTGTAGCGTTGCGCGGCTATTTATAAGCGAGCGGATTCGCTGTCAACAGTTTTAATGTGAAATATTTGCGCACGAAAGCGTATATCAAACTTTATCCTTTGGCCGTCCGAGGAACTTGTACATATAAGACTTACCATTTGGTTTCAATGCGAAAGGAAAGCCCTCAACGCTATGGATAAGCCGACGCATTTCTTTGCCCCACTCGTCATGGTCAAAACGCCGTTTTCCGTAGTGATCGTTTTCCCATTCCCTATACTGAATATATAGCGCCGAACTATGGATGAAGTTATCGTTGCCAAATCCGTTTGGCAGTAGATAAGCCCATTCTTCACAAGGGTTCATCACGCGAATGTCTTCTTGCGCTAATTTCATCTGGCTCTCGAAGCGAACCAATGGATCTTCACCCCGTTCATCCACACTCTGCCACAGTGCGTGAAAATCTACTGAGTTGGTAAACGCAAAGTTGGTTTGCTTTTTGAACCGGATTCCTATGAAACGCCTTGCTCCAGTCTCGTCACGAATCAACTGGTCGACTTCTCTGTTACTAGCACCGATAAAAACCGCATTTTGTTTCACCAATATGACGTTATTGGTGCGCATCACGCGTCGAACCAACGTATCGGATGTAATCAGGTTTTTGACGTAGTCAACATCGGCCCTTGAGGCGAACCCCATCTCGTCCAAAATCAATACACAATTGTCCCAAATATCAATGTTCCTGTCATCTGTTATCTGGTTAAAATCTGTGCTAGCGGTCAACTCGCAAAGCGGCGATACCAGCCTCTTCATCCATTCAGATTTCCCAGTACCTTGGACTCCGAGGATGATCGGCATAAGGTGGTTGGTAACAGGTAAATTTTGGATCTTTCGCTTAACCTGCCAGATGAATTTCTTTATGATGCCGACAATAAAATCAACATCCATCAACGTTGTATCAAATGTATTGTTGACCATATCCTGCCACAACTGATCGACTTCTTCGATAGGAATTCGTGAATGGCCATACAAAATACCAGCGAATATTTCGGCTCGCCTGTTTAGTTGCTCAGTCTTAAGCCAGTCTTGAATAACGTCATCAATCTCACCTGCAGTAAAACGCAGGTCCAACTCCCTTGCCTTTATCCGCAGCGTCCGTGCTAAGTCTTCTGTAGTAATATGGCGCTCCTTGCACGCCAAGATATCCTGATATAGGCGTTGCTCCTGCTTTATCGCCGCTATGTCTTCGCTTGTAGCGTTTGCGAGGCGGGCGTTGACTTTTGCTAACTCAGCTTCGACATCATACCCTTCGTGGTAGACCTTTGTGTGCTGAGTGATGCTTTTCTTATAATTAACTTTGATGTTGAACTTGTCGCAATAAAGCCGCAAAAATATTGCTGGTGTTTTTGGATCTCCTCCTAATTCATCTCTCACCTTTCTTATTTCGATTGCCCTATTCCACTCGCGTTTGGTTATGAGTCGCTCTCTCAGGAAAAAATCACGGATGCGTGTGTGGTTACCTTCGAGGTTTAACAAATCGATATAGTCATACGGATCAATATCAAGATTGCGCGCTTTCCTTGAACCAAGATCCGCTAGTATCTCCTCATGCAAATCGTCTGTATGTGGTGCTGGTAGGGGTATTACATTGTTCATATTTTTACCCTTATGCTTATATCACAGTCTATAAAACTGGGCGCTATCCCGCCAATATTAACGACCAGGTTATTTTGTGGTTGTCAGTGCGTTTCGTAACGCGTGGGCTAACGCGTAGGATTTAGGATCCTGCGCACCTTTCCCAGACAATACCTCGAATATTTTCATCGCTCGTTGTCGATCAAAAGGTGTGTTCTGTGGAATCGATTCTAAATAATAACCCCTAATTAAGAAGCACTGGCTGCATATAGCATCTAACCGTGCTTGGGGATCGACTTCGACCGGAACAAGGGTTGGACGTTGTTTCGCGTTATCAACTATTAGCTTTATCATACGCACCCCTATAGACAGCTAATGATCTGGCTCGGCGTGGTCGAGCAAATCACCGGTATCTGAGTTGTCTTGTTTCCTACGCCTGCTTAGTTTTGTGATGCCGTGTTTCTCCATTGCATCTTCTTGGATCTGCTTCCAATACTTGCAGATGCGCGGGATGCCCTGTGAATTGCAGCGTCGCCAAACGGCCACTTGTTTCGGTGTGAGGAAGTTTGCCCTTAGGTAAAAGTTCGCCATGTCGGTGCCCATCTCAGCATCGATAGGTGTGAATCCCCGACCATTGATCCGTTGAACCTCCTTTGCTCTGCGCTCGGAGTAGGTTTGCCGTTTGTTCAATAGCACGAGTGCACGGCCAATAGCGTGCATACCCACATCGTCCTCACGCATGAGAAGAGCCTGGATATACTCCTTGGTGAACTTGCTCTCGTCCATAGCACAAAACTAAAACATCTAGCAGCAACTCGTCAACCATTAGCAACAACAAGCTAGGCACGAGAAATGTCCACCTGTAAATAAATAGCCAAAACTCTGGAGGACGACCATGCCTTATTCTGCTGACATCCGTGCTTATATAAAGTTGCTTGAGGCTGATTATGATCGACCTTACACAGGTAGTCCAAATGTTGATTACACTGAAGTTGGGAATGAAAAAGGTGAGGTTACCAAAGTAGTCGCCAACCTTACAGCTTTTATGTCCGGCAAATACACACGGCTTGCGAAAAACATTCAGCGGATGCAGGAGATTGCACAGGAAACATTAGCATTAGAAGCGGAAATTAAGCAAGACGGACGCGAAGCAATCGCTGACTTATTCGCTGCCGAGGACGCTGCTTATACCCGCGTTGTCGAAACAGTAAGCTTCACCCTTCAGATAACAAAGGACCCGAAAGCAGCAACCACTGTCCAATACCAAAAAGTGCTGAATGAGCTTGAATCGCATCTAACCCCGGAGTTGTTGCAAGTCCTTGAGGCGATTAAAGCAAAATTTTCAAAGGTCAATCCTCCCAAGCCGCCCGCACTTACGCACGCACCACGGGAAGAAAGTATATCTTCAGTCAGCGAGGCGCCATTATCTGCTCCATTGACAGCGTTCTTCCAGAAATTCTTTAGGCGTATACAATTATGGGGGCAAAATTACGACGCGAAGCTCGGAAAGCTTAAGGCAAGCTTGGGTGTTCATGAAGCCAGGTCCAACGTTATGGAGTCAATTTCGCCGGATGCAGTCGCGCTTAAGGTTTGGAAGGCGTTATCACAAGCGAACAGTGACATTGTGCTTGCAGAGAAAGGGCCAGTTGGCGCCAGCTTTACAGTGCACGCGGATGGCACCTCATTTGAGGTAGCCATCCGACATGTTGCTTAACGGATTTTTATAACCGCTACGTCAAACTTGTCCTCGCCGTCCTCTGCGTCTTTGGCTTTTCTCTGTGCATATATGGCCCAGGCCGGCTTGTTAGCGTCGGATTTTGAAGCTACCATAACCCGAGGATTGCCTATTTGCATAATACCATGCACAGTAAGATTATCGGTAGCTGCGACATAGAGTGGTCGCTCTTCACTCAACGAATCACCGGGTAAAAGGACCTTATCCTCTAGTTGGCTGCTGAACGGATAAACTTTTAACGGTAGCTGGTCGTCCGTGATAGCGGCATCGTCAAGCAATTTCCGAATGGTATCGGGAAGATCTGATCGCGCAATGCTCTGATCTGGCCATAAATCACAACCCCGGAAAATCCCGTTATCGTGGTCGAGCTTGTCAGTTTGCTCCTCCTCCAACCTTCGCTGTGCATCCTTCTCGTCGTTTAACCTCTTTTGCTCGGCTTGGTATTCCCTCCGAGCCTTTTCTGCCTCTGGGGAGAGGTTTAGTTCTTTACTACCGGGCTCCCGCCGTCTCTTGTCTGAATCTCTGGCAGCTGGGATATTAAGATGGTCGGCGGAACCATCGCCTGCCAACACGGCAGCAAAATCCTCTGGCGTAAAGTTATAGCGTTTCTTTGGCTTAGCCGTTTGAGGGTTCGACTCAATATCTCCAGCTCCTGACTTGTGCGCGATGACACTGTCAATCTCGACTTTACCATCTGCTCTTTGTTTGCCTCGCACGTCGGTAACCACTACGTCATCAGATTTGGGCTTTTTGCCGCGCCGGGCGTTAGCATCGCCGAATGAGTCGTCGCCGGAAACACTGCCTTTCTTCTGCATATCCTTCATTTGGTCACGAAGGGCCTTATCTTGTTCCTTCATTTCTGGAGAACGTTTATCCCACGGATCATTTTCGGTTAAGCCGTGTATTTCCTCTAGCGTGGCACCAGTTACCTCGCGGCCAGCGGCTTCTGCAGCGGCTGCTGCTTGGTCCCACTCAGCAGCCTGCTTGGCTTGTTGGTCTTTCCAAAGCATATCCATTTGGCGGTCGCGGCCGTTTATCGGCTTTACAACGACAATATGCCACTTTTCAACGAACTCGTCGCCTTGCCCGCTGTCGTCGTGATAAACCAGCATTACGGGGCGTTTATAGCCCTTAAGCTCTGGTCGAAAGAAATGATCGGTTATAGCAGAGAAGGTAACTTCGTTGGCATACTGCGTGGGTTGTTCATTTAGCAGTGTATCGACCCATCCGTCGAACTCGACTACACTATCTGCAGCGGCGACAATAGTGGCCACTCTGTTGTCCAAAGTCTCGCGATATCCGTAAAGCATTCAAACTCTCCTATGTTTGCCCATTGTAACATCAGCATAGACAACGTCAACCACATTAACGCGGAAGGAGGAGCTTATAGGCGTTTTGCCCGGACTGCATATTGCGCACGTTGACATAATACGTAAGCATTGGGTCCAGCGTCAACGCACCTGGATCTAAATCAGTCATCTGGACATCCCAAATTATGATCGACTTCGGCACGAGTGTAAGCTTAATCGGATTCATAGCCGGATTGTTTTCGAACAGAATTTTATCCAATGGGCGTCGACTCAACCAGGCGTGCACCGAGAACTGTTGTGTTGGTGGCTCAAGTTGAGTTAACGCGAGCGTAATATTGGAGTGCTTGCGCGGCAAAATCTGAAAGCTAAAAACATGGTTCACTCCACCAGGAATCGCATAGCGATCATCTTTCGACCGATCGGGCCGATTAAATAAGACAAAATTGTCGGAATGCACTAACTACACCTCAGCATCTGCTTGCACTGTAATCCAGTTAAGCATCGCTAGCGGAGTCCCAAAAGACTAAGAATAATCAAAACTATAACAATCAACCCTACGATATAAATGATACTATTCATATGATTATCCTATATGATCTGTGTTCAACCACTCCTGCCTGATATTTTTCCATTCTCCATTTTCTGACGCATGAGTGATCTTTGACAGATCATGTGTCGTCTTTATTCCAGAACGGTGGTATGAGTCAAGGAATGGCGACCATTTTGCCCAGTTTAGCGATGATCGGAACACTAATTGGTGACAAAAGACCTTAGTTCCCTCTACACGGATTATTTCACGTATACCACTGTCCCGCGTACCCTTCAGTTTGATGAGACTTCCAGGACCAAGGGACAGTTTTGTTATCAATTGCAGTTGTTGTTTGATCGCTTCCTCAGCAGCCTTGCGCTGTTTATATGCCTTGTGTCGCTTCAACGCAATTTCGTCCCTAAGCGACAAGTACGCCCAGTTAAGAACCTCTGTAGCGACCTTTATTCGCCTTTTTGGATCGCTAACAGTGGCAAGATATTCTTCAAAATGACGAATAAGAACTTCTTCGTTGTGTGCGAACGTAGACGTCATGTAAGGCCTTTGGTCAAATAAAAGGAACTGCGATCATCCCTTGTATTTACCAATTGTTAATCATGCCAGCCTGGTGGTGGCGTACACCCAGCGCCAAACGCTTGTGGCAATTCGGAAACAGTCGGATGTTGCCCTCCAATTTTTATACCCCGTGCTGTGAGCCCTTTCCTGTCGTCGTAATAGACCAACAGTTCAGCAAGCTTATTGCCCCGCTTAAAGGCTACGTCATGTGTTGCAAATGCAGTTTTTTCTCCAAAACCAGTCCCCAGCGTGTTGACGCTTTGCGTCAGTGTAGTCGCGCTAGCAGTGGCAGATCTCGTTATAGAGTTCGTTGACCATAGAGGCGAATCGCAAATAGTCTGGGCCTGACCCATCATCGGATATAATTGTGTCGACGGTTGCAGGGATTGGTATGACATGATGGTTGTCTCAGCAAACACCATCAAGCCGAGCACGCCGGTGTTTTTTACACCGGCCGGTGATGCAAAGCTTGCATAGCTATGCTTTTTGTCTTGGAATGTGAATTTTGCCACTGCGGTGTTGTCCAGGGTCCAGCCAGGAATCCTAAGAGACCCCATGCTGCCAACAATATAGCCCTTACTTTCCCTTGTTGCTGGGGTGCCATCTAATGGACTTAGTCCATCAACACTTGGCACCACCAATACGCGGAAATAAGCGCTATTTGTAAATGTTAGTTCAAAGTTAGACTTGCGCCGACCTTCAACAAACGTGTTACCGTGGTGTTGGTATTCTTGGATCTTCCTGCCATTAACAAGAACATTGAACTCGAAATAGAGATGCTTCATCTTTTCTCCTTAAGGACTTCTGCTCATCAATCGGATGAGTCTTCTGCCTTACCAATACTACTAAGATGGCTCAGAAATAGCCTTTAGCGGGTGTCCATAGTGACTAGCGACAGTTATCGTATCGTCAACCTTCTGTTCAGCTATTTCTTTCGTAAATACTCCTGCGATACCCCGTCCCTTTTCGTGCACCTCTAACGTCAACGCGCGCGCTTCTGATAGTGATTTATTGAATACATCAACTAATACGTCAACTACAAAAGGCATTGGCGTAAAGTCATCATTAAGCAAGACAACCTTATACAGTTGTGGCCGCTTAAGAGTAACGTCTACTACGCTTTCAACATCGGTGCTCATTAGTTTGCCTATAATCCTAGGTGGTCAAACATGGAAAGGGTGGAGTTATACTCCACCCTTAATTATCAATCGATGTTAACAGTGCGTGCTTTTAGCTCCTCAGGAATCTCATATTGAATGTAAACGCAGAGTAAGCCATCCTTATATTCTGCGTTCTTCACGTAAGTATTCTGCATAAGCCTAAATTCTCGTCTGAAATCTCGTTCGGCTATTCCTTGGTGTAGGAAAACTCTATCATCATTCCTATTAAGTTTTGATCCGGAAACTGAAATTACTGGACCTTCAACTTGTATATTGAGTTCGTCTTTAGTGTAACCTGCTACTGCAAGCGTTAGCTTGTATGTGTCCTGTGACAGTTTTTCAATGTTGTATGGCGGAAACCCGGTAGTATCAAATGGTAGATTGAAAAAATTATCACTGCCAATAAAGTGCTTCTGAAGCCGAGACAGTGCTTCGGGCATTGTCAATGTCGCTAGTTGCATTATCTTCCTCCATTTAAGCAAGGATTAGGACCTTATATAAGCGTCCAGGTAGCCACCCTTGTGGCCGCGCATATTTATACCAGCGCAAGATTTGCATTATGTGTTAGTATAATACAGGTAATCCGACATAGCCTGCTCATACTCAACGACACATGCCCGTGTATTACTGCTTATGTGCATGGCCTCAACCATTTCCTCAATGTTCAACCTGATTTCGGCAAATCTGTTTTCGTAGCCCGTATTGCCTATCATTCTAAATTCGAAATATGGATTTGCCGGAGCAGTATGGAAGCTTATCGCCCGGTACTTAGAATCAGGACTCATTTGCAGTCGCATTTGCAGGACCTTTGCCGCTTGTTTCCACGACGTTATGTGTTGTCGCTTAGTATGGCGTGTCCATTTTTTAAAATCACTATCATAGCTCTTGCAAAAGATATTTCTTTGGCGCTTGTATTGGGCGAGAAACTCGTTACACGGCGTGAAGACTATGAGCTTTACTGGATCCACGTTTTTATTGCGCTGTATATCGATGAAGCTAAGGTTCACATGTAAGCCAGTTGTTCTGTTAGTGCGATGTCTCCTCTCTCCAATCCAACTTAGGACTTCAGCTAGCCGCTGTAATCCATGCTTGTATGGAAGGCATGGTGTTACCAATTCGTGGCCAAAACAAAGGCGCGCCGGTTTGATCGAGCTATCAAACGCCATACGCCACCTTTCGTTCAACTTGCCGCCAAATGGCACGTTGAATGTTTTCTCTAGGTCTTCAATGATGTCTCTAGCTGTTGTGGCCGCAAAAAATTCAAACTCGAATCCAATCTGCGTTTTGTATGATTTCATATAACACTCCAGCTCAATGCAGGAGTAAAGTAACCACTAGGCGCTTGTCATTATTCACTCAAAAAAATGGGAGGTTTCCCTCCCATATTACCATTCCTCGGAAGCTGCAGCAGCTTTGCGCACGCGCCGTTCACCCTCCTTCTTACGCTTCCGTGCAATTTGACCTTTGCTTTCGTAATATTCTTTGCGGCGCATGTCCCTGATTATCCCTTCCTGGACCATACGTCTTTTTAAGGTTTTAATTGCCGCATCGAATGCTTTGTTCCGTGCATCGATTTTCTCGGACGGATCTACATGGTAGATCTGTTTGATATCGACTGTCATACCTCTTTTATGCAGGTCGCGGCCGCAACCTGGGAAATGTTTGCGCATCCTAAAATAATCTTACCTTATACAGTGGTTGGTTTTAATGGTGCGACTATAGTTATCATATCGCGGCCATTCAATGTGATCGGTTTCTCTATTTTGTGTTCCCTAAGGTTTCCAAGAAAGTTTTCAAGCACAATACGTCCTCTATCGGCATAGTTCAGTTCACGACCTTTAAATTTTACAATGACTTTGACCTTATCACCATCAGTTAAGAAACCTTGTGCCTTTTTTGCTTTTAGTTCTACATCCCGTGTATCGGTAACCGGTCGCAGCTGGATTTCCTTGACATCCACCTGTGCTGCCCGTGACTTCTTTGCTATTTCCTTTTCACGTTTCTCTAGATCATAGCGAAACTTACCGTAGTTTAGTATTTTAGCAATTGGTGGAGACGCGTCTCTGATTATCACAAGGTCAAGATTTTGTTGTCTTGCTTGGTATAGTGCGTCACGCGTTGCGACAATCCTATTCTCGTCATCATCAACAAGTCTAACTTCCCGTGCTGTAATATATTCGTTAACCGAATGGTCTATTGTCACAAATCAACTCCAAATTCAACCTGTCTTTAATAGTTCCTTATATTCCTTAATAAGGATGGGGTTCTCTAAGCCATTTATCACATCTTTGCTAATGCGAACTTTTACAACGCCTTCGTCGCGTAGTTCGGCTAAAGTGAATTGAATTGGTAATAAACGCTTCTCAAGCACACCGCGCAAACCCCGCGCACCGGTCTTACGCTCGATTGCTCGTTTGGCGACTTGGCGCAGCGCGTCGGCATCAAATTCGAGCTCGATTTTTTCTAATTGGAAAAGTTTTGCAAATTGCTTAATTAGTGCGTTCTTCGGCTCCTGGAGGACTTGGACTAGCTGGTCTTCGGTCAATTCATCAAGATGAACTATAATCGGCAGGCGCCCAACTAATTCAGGAATAAGGCCGTATTTGACCAAATCTTCCGGTTCGACTTGAGGAAGATAATTGTTTTGCTTCTCCTCACTTACTGCCTCAAGCCGTGAGCCATATCCAATCTTATTTTTATTCTTATTGAGTCTCTCACCGATTATTTCATTTAAGCCAACAAATGCGCCTCCAACGATAAAAAGGATATTCTTCGTGTTAACAATGATGGTTTCAGCCTGTGGATGTTTGCGGTTGCCTTGCATTGGCACACGGACCTCAGTGCCTTCGATGATTTTGAGGAGCGCCTGCTGAACGCCTTCTCCAGACACGTCCCGAGTGATTGACACGTTATCGCCTCGTTTGGCTTTCTTCTCTATTTCATCGATAAAAATAATCCCTCGCTCAGCTTTCGACACATCGCCATCGGCAACTTGCACCAACCTGGTAATGATTGTTTCGACGTCATCGCCAACATAGCCGGCTTCGGTAAGAGAGGTTGCGTCAGCAATAGTGAATGGAACATCTAATAGTTTTGCTATACTTTGTGCAATCAGCGTTTTTCCAGATCCCGAAGGGCCGAGTAATACCAGATTAGACTTTTCTAGCTCCACATCGTCAATAATAGGAAATTCGAGCCGCTTGTAATGGTTGTTAATTGCAACACTCATCACCATCTTGGCTTCTTCCTGGCCAATAACATAGTCGTCCAGGAATTTCATAATTTGCTTGCAAGTTGGAACCTTGTTTTTCTTCTGTGTTACGGCACCTTCTTTAAGAATCTCTGAGCACACCTTAATGCAATCGTCGCAAATATATACGTCAGGGCCAGCGATCAATTTTTTGACCTGCGTTTGCTGCTTAGCGCAGAACGAACAGCTCAGAGTCTTTTTTGATTCGGTCATTAGATATCCTATGACATTGGATAGTAAGTAGAACCACTAGCATCCGCCACAAAATTTACCGTGATTTTGGACTCAGCGGCTGCAATATCATCCGCAAGCGGTCCAGCATTTACTGCAATCAAACTCTCCCCATAATGATAATTCGGATCTGAGAAGGCGGTCGGGTCGATAACTGGATAATTGTCTACATTTACGTTTGCCACCAATGCGCGTGCGATCCACCGCTTTATGGCATCATCATTATAAAGCATTTCTCCTGGATTCAGTTCGTCATATGCATATAGATAGTCTGGGCGGTCATATACAACTGTAAAATCCATTGTAGTTGCTTGCGCTGAGGCTGTCGCTCCTGTTGCAGAGACATTCTTTATTGCGAAAGGCGTCACCGTGCTTGCCAGTTGGCTAACAATTGAGTTCCACCGGATGTTGCCACGGGCTCTCGCTGCTGCGTTCGCTGCGTTGGTCGGCCATCCGCTTGACATATCATATGTGCCGCCTGAACCTGGAGTTATATAGCTATTAGCCGGCAGATTGTCTATAAAGCCATCACCTGGTGCACTTGCTGTAACGCCAGCTATGCTGACAGTGTAAAACAAAAGATCTTGCGACATACAGCCACCTTTCAAACACAAATATTATCAATATATTTAGTTAGCAAAGAGTTAGATTGCCAAATTTCTCCCAACGTCATAATTAACGAGTATCAGTTTTGAAATAGGAATAAGATGACTACGCTCACAAAAGACGACCTTACAGACAATATTCATCAATTGGCCTATCGTGACCATGCACGGCTCAAGACCGAAATGTACTTGGGATCACGCAGCCTGCATACCCAATCGATCCTTTGCTTGCCAGATTCTGACAGCTTGTTTATCAATATCAACGAGTCCTTTAACGCTACTGGAATGCAATTAGAGGAGATTAGTTGGGTTCAGGCCTTGGCTACTTACGTGCGTGAGATCATTGATAATGGTCTTGATGAATTTGCACACGGTTATGGATCACGACTCGACGTTACCTACAACGCTGCAACTTGCGAAATTACCGTGAAGGATGACGGGCGAGGCATACCGATTGATCATGCAGTCGCAGCTTTAACCCAACCTATGACTGGCCGTAATTTTGGAGAAAGAAAGGAGATTGTTGGCACAAATGGATATGGCGCATCAGCTGTTTCGAACACATCGGAATATTTCGATTTCACAGTGTGTCAAACTGGCAAGAAACTAGAATGTTCGATTCGAGAAGGCGAGCCGAAAATAGGCGGCAAACTCGAGATCTCTGAACCTCAAGTGACTAGCTATAGAGGCAGCCACACCGGCACGATGATTTCCTTCAAGCCCAGCAAACATGTATTTAGACATTTGACATTGCCGGACAGGTTTTTGAAAACCCGGATGTTTGAGATTGCAGTGTGCAACCCACATTACAAAATTTATTACAATGGAGAATTGTTAAAAATTAAATCACGGATAGAAAGCTCTCTCTTTCCTAACCGAAAAACGATCCGCATAGAAGTAGTTAATTCGCCGATGAAATTTAAGAGCATCTTTTTCCTCGTGCCTAAATTTGTCGAATCAGGCGATCACTATCATACGCTTGTTAACAACATATTCGCCCATAATGGCGGCATCCACATTGACACATTTAAGCGTGTTTTTCCAGGGTCTTTACTACGAGCATTAGAGAGGGAGTCCAAAAGGCGCAAACTGGTGCCAAACCGTTCTGATATCAGCGAAGGATTGCTTGTCTACAACATAACCACTATGCAACAGCCTGATTTTGATAGCCAGTCGAAATCACGGCTCATCAATGAGGACGCTGGCGACATCATACGTCGGTTTTTCGAAAATGACGATTTCATCAAATCCTTTATAAAGGAGAATGCCGAATGGATTGACGAGATCTATCAACGCTGCGCAGACCGGACGCAAAGGCGTGATGCAAGTGAGCTATCGAAATTAAGCAAGAAGGTTCTTCGCAACAAAGTGCCTGGATTGATGGATGCCACAGCTTCCCGCCGAAATGATTGCATCCTTTTCCTTGCAGAAGGTGATTCGGCCATTGGCGGCATGGCAAGTGTGCGGAATCCCGAAATTCATGGCGGCCTTGCGTTGCGCGGCAAAATCATGAATGTAAATGGTGAAAACCCGAAGAAAGTTTTGGATAATAAATGCCTCACCGAGATTATGAATTCGATTGGCCTTGTGATTGGCCAGGAGGCTAAGCGTCATAATTTAAGATATGGCAAGGTGTACCTTGCAACCGATATGGACCATGACGGCTTCAATATTGCTGCGTTGTTGATAAACTTTTTCTACACATATTGGCCTGAATTGTTTAACCCTGAACAACCACCATTTGTCTACGTATTTCAAACGCCGTTCGTTATCGCAGAAAAAGGCCGGCACAGAAAATACTGGTACGCGCATGATTACAACGGTTTCGATCCTAAGGATTATGTTGGCTGGTCAATCACTCGGGCAAAAGGCTTGGGAACCCTCAGCGAATTAGATTGGGAACATTCGATGCATAATCCGATTTTGATGCCGATAGTTGAAGACGGTAATTTGCATGATTCTTTGGATCTGATCTTTTCGCCAAAGAAGGCCGATGCAAGGAAACAGTGGATTGGACTCTAACACAATGACTTGGACAAGTATGCAACCGAGCGATTATATCCTAACAACCTCACATGGATTTTCCGTCTACGCGTGTGAATCGCGTGCCATTCCGAAAGTAACTGATGGACTAAAAGATTCGCAGCGCAAAATGCTATGGATAATGAGGAACAAGTCCGACAAACTTAAAACAATATCTTTAGCAGGAGAGTGCATCAGTAGTAACCTATACCTTCATGGCGACCAGTCGGCATCTGACACAATTTCGATGATGGCAGCACCGTTTTGCAATAATGTTCCCTTGTTCGACGGTATCGGATCATTCGGGACGAGGACTGCGCCCACCGGCTGGGGCGCAGCACGTTATACATACGTTAAGCGCGGCAAAGCTGCTCAGCACCTCGTATACCCGGACCTTGACATTATTCCGTTAAAGGAAAATTATGATGGCTCAGCAATGGAGCCGATACATTTCTTGCCGATCATCCCGTTGGTGCTTCTAAACGGAATATCGGGGATAGCCGTTGGCTATTCAACGGACATCTTATCCCGGTCACTACAAGACCTAATTGATGCCTGCATAAGCGTCCTTGACAACAAAGTTCCAGCAAGCCTACGCCCTGCCTATACCTACCTCAATTGCTCTGTTGCTCCAATTGGCCTAAACGTATGGGAATTTTCGGGCAAAGTAGCGATAATTGATACGTCAACAATCCGTGTTTATGAACTGCCTCCTGAACTAACACTTGAAAAATTCAAAGAGCGGCTGAATGAATTCGAGGATAAAGGTCACATCAATAGCTATACCGACCGCTCAACTAAAGCAATCGATATAACAATCAAATTTCCTCGTGGTTCAATTAGGGATTGGACGGATGAACAAGCTGTTGATTTCCTCAAACTAAAGCAGAAAAAAACTGAGCGAATAGTTGTTATTGATTGGAGTAATGATAGGATTCGACAATATCCATCAGCTGAACAACTTGTTGCTGATTTTGTCAACTGGCGGCTTAAATGGTACACGACACGATACGAAAGTAAGCTTAAAAGCGCTTCTTATGAACTCCAGTTTTGGCGGGGAATCAAGCTCTGCTTTGAGAAGGATATGCCGTCCCGTTTGCTGGCGCGCATTAACAAAAAAGAAGTTGAAGCTGACGTGTTCGACTTGACGAAATCATTGGCCCTGGATGAAAAGCAGGTTGAACGGATTGCTGCGTTACCAACGTATCGCTGGTCACGAGAGGGTTTGGAGTTGGCCGAAGTAACTATTGATGAACTCCAGCGCAACACTGCTGAATACAACTTGATTTTGTCTGACGAAAAGGCCATTAGGTCCATCTACAAGAAGGAACTAATGGCCCTTAAAAAGGTAAAGCTAGCTACCTAGTTGCAAACACGCAGAATGATGCGCCATTCTGATGATGCGGTTCGTCCAAAAATACATCGGTACTGAACCCCTCATCAGATAGGATGTTGAGGATATCTTCCTTCCTCAACCATTTGCTGCCCTCTGCAGAGCCGCCGCAAAATCCAGCCCATTCCAGGGCATGCAGGTACTGTTGACCATACATGGCAACTGTTCTACCATGTCTTGTAGTTACTTGTTCAGGCGAAAAATTAAACTTATTCCGTTGCTCGTGCTGCTCCATTACAGCGGGATCGAAATAGTGGGTCCACAACCCTATAGCGCGCGCAACCCTACACATATTTTGCAGGACAGACACGGGATCCGTCATATGGTACAACACCCCAGACGCTAGCAGGAAATCATAATGGCTGGTGGGGTTTTCGAGATATTTGGTGAAGTCGCCGAGCAAAAATGTTGCCCCGTCGAGTTTTAGATGATTCTTTACGACCAAACAGCGTTGCCAGGCTCTCACATTTGACTCGATGCCAAGCACGCGTGCGCCACGTTGTGTCATCATATATGTGTGCCCAGCCTCAAGTGGGCCTAGTTCTAACACATGTTTGCCAACAAAGCCACCAAGCCGCTTCTCGAAACCAATAATCCTTTGGTCATTGAAAAGTTCAGCATAGCCGGTATCAGCTAGTCCTGGAACCTTAGAACTCCACTCGCCTTCAAAGACACGAACTGCATTTTGTGGCGCTGGCTTCCAATCAACATATCTGGGAATTGCCGGTGCTTTTTCAATTTGTGGCTTCGGTAATGTCACTGGCTCGTCGAGAACATGTTGTTCAATATCGAGGAGAGTCGGCTCACCGGCGAGAAGCCAGTCTATTTGTGCCTTCTGCTCTAACAGCGTGCGTTTTAAAAGACGCATTCGCCTTCTATTGAACTGGTCGTCCGAATAAGCTTGTGCAATGCGCTTTCCTCCTCGCCTAAGCCACACGTAGAATTCACAACCAGTTGCATCAGTGGACCGATCAACCCTCAGGTCGATTTTTCCGAGGCGCGATAGCTCTAACACTATAAGTTCGAACGATGCCGGTGTGAAATGCCATGCATGTAAGTCGTGATATTGATCGTCATTTGCATAAAGGGCGAGTTTTTCTGCTGCTTCGCCAAAAGTATGGATGAAATTAAGTGATTGTGTTGGCCATTGACCCCACGTAATGCTGCCTCCGCTTGCTACAGCGTATCCATAATGCTGGAAAGCTGCACTTGGGTTGTGGCGCGACGACCCCTCAGCCCTAAGCACATCGCCAGTAGTGGTAATAGGTTGGAATGCATCGAAGATATAGCGTTTATCGGGAACAGCAAGGATTACGGTGCCATCTTCTTTTAGCAACTGACCAGCACTGTTAAAAAACCCGATCAAATCGGTTACATGTTCAATGACATGACTGGCGATAAAAGCATCAAACTGTCCATGCAGCTCTACCGGCACTACGTCGCATATCGCACCCTGTTGCCAAACGTAATCAACATCCTCGATGTTCGAAACATCAACATTCGCGTGGCCGGCATATTTTTCGATGAGTCCATTCCGATCTGTGTGATCAACAACCTTCGTATTCCAGCCGTCGCGTTTTGGAGCGATCGGACTTGTGCTTGGGCCGATTTCGAGGAGCAGCGCCGCGTCGCGATGTAAACGTGACAGCAATGTATCTGCGCGTGATGACATCCCTTACAATCCCTCCCAGGGCTTCGTGCGGCGTGTTGGCGTTGCTAGTTTGAACGTATGATCGACGTAGTCGAAATTTGGATTATAGAATGGATCCATATCTAACTGGCGACCCCATTTTTGCCGCATATACGCCTGGGACCTACGATAGCGATGTATCTTATCGGGGTCTTCATCCGATCCTCGGCTCGCTGACTCGTAGTGGAACAATTCAGCAAAGGGCGTCCATACAACTTTTAGTCCGTGTTCTCGCACACGCAAACAAAAATCGACATCGTTATATGACACGGGTAAATTGTCAGCATCAAGCCCTCCCAGTTCAAGGTACAGTTCTTTTGTTACAGCAAGACATGCGCCGGTCACAGCACTAACCTCGCGTGTCAGTGCATACTGCCCTACGTAACCACCGCTATTTTCATCATCATAGTGTCCAAAATGTCCTGCAACACCATCGGTGCCGACTCCAACAACAACGCCAGCATGTTGAATCCGACCATCGCCGTATAGCAGTTTTGCGCCGACAACACCCACATCTGGCCTAGATACGATCGACACCATCTCGCGCAACCAGTTTCGATCTTTGACCTTTGTGTCATTGTTAAGCAAGACTAAAATATCGCCACTGCTTTCCTTAGCTCCGAAATTGTTGATCGCCGAATAATTGAAAGGTCCGGGGTAAGAGACCACCCGGATATTGGACGTCTTAGAATATTGCTCAAGTAGGAATAGCGCACTCTCCTCCTTGCTGCCATTGTCGACAATAACCACCTCAAAATTATCATAATCAGTATCTAGGACACCACCAATACACTGCGACAGCAAGCTAGCCCTGTCCCGTGTCGGTATAATAATTGAAACTTTTGGCGTTGGCACTGGCAGTGGCCAAATAACACGGCTCCATTCAGCAGCCAACTTCGCCGGCGCAACTTTTGCACCTTTGATATGTTTACTGTGTAGGTAGTCGGCAATTGCTCGCCGCGCAGCGGCAACACACTGGTCCAGTTGCGACTGAGAAAACGAGCCCTTTTCGGGGTCGAGACGCCAGTGATACAGCACGGCTGGAATATGATAAATTTTGTCCGTTTTCGCGGCACACCTCAGCGTGAGATCATAATCCTGGCTGCCGTCAACAATGCCTTCCCTGAAGCCGCCGACTGATTCGACCAACGACCGCCTATAAACACCTAGGTGGCTGAACATATTGTGGCCGAACATAAGGTCAATGTTGAAATCTGGCTTGAAATACGGCTGGAGGCGTCTCTTGTCCGGCCCCATCCGATCTTCGTCGCTGTAGATCATATCGAGGCTTTTGTTATCATTAAGCGCCACTACAACTTCATACATTGCGGTCTCTGCTAAGAAATCATCATGGTCCATCAGCAGGATGAACTCACCCTTTGCTAATTTTATCGCAGAGTTACTCGCAGCGGCTATATGGCCGTTTGTGGAACGCCATGTAACTTTGATCCGCTTATTTTTCGATGCCTCCCTCCGAATAGCTCTCCGTGTCTCTTTGTTGGTTGATGCGTCGTCAGCGATGCACAATTCCCAGTTGTCATATAGCTGTGCTTCGATACTTGCGATCGCGTCCCTGAGATAGCTTGGCTTTGTATTGTATGTTGGCATAACCACGGAAATTAGTGGCTTGTATTGCAGTTTGGCGATGTGGCTCCTTATTAGCTCGCGATCTCGTGAAGTCAGCGTATCGTTGTGCCGCACCCAATTATCGTAATCTGTCGGCTCAAAACCACCCCGTGCCGGCTCTTTCCTTCTGTCGCCTATTAGTGACGTCAGCCGGCGTCGCACATTCACTGGAACATATGATCCTAACACTCGCACCGGCGCAGTAGCCCGCCACATTGTTGAGTTCTTCAACATGTCGCGTTCAGCCTGCACACTGCTAAGCTGCGCCTGCATAGCGTGCAGGTGGTTCCGCAATGCGTTGATCTCTTCGACATCGGTCACAACTTGAACCGGTGACTGCGCCTGGGGCGCGGCAAGTCTCAGAGCCTCAGACAGCGCAGCAGACAGCCTCGCTTTCTCAGCGTTTGCGACGGATGCGATGGAGGTCAGACGACCAATTTCATTTCGCAAAGTGTCTGTCTCATCGACATGTTTGTTTGTAGCAGCCTCTAGTTGCTGAATACGGCCGACGCTTTTCTGAAAGCTTATTCGCTGTTCGTCTAGCTGGTTCGATAAGAGCGCAATCTGCGTTTCCATTTGTTCTGATTGTGCTTGCGCAGTCGTCATTTTTGCAGTAAGCGCGTCGATTTCTTGCAGTCGTGTAGCATCGGCGACATTGTGATCAGCTACTACCTTAGCTAATTCTGCGTGTTTATCACTTAACTCTTGCTGCTTTTGATTGAGCTGCACTTGTAGGCCTGCTAACTGACTACGCAGGGACGAAAGGTTTAACCGCTGGCGAATTAATTCGACAAACCCATGCAGCAAATCGCGGGTTACCGGCCCCTTTTGCAACAGGAAAGCGTGTGGCGCTATAAACGATGCATCAAACGTTGTTACGGGTGCAAACCCAACGTCTGCAAATTTGTTAAGCCACCAAATTGTTGGCTTAACATTTATGTGGGTCGGTTCTATGATGTCGATTGGTGAAGATGAAAACAGCACGCGTGGTGCCGCATCGGCCATATTGTAAATTGCCTGTAGCGCCTCTTCTTCGCTCATATGTTCAAGCACCTCGATGCAGACGATCAAATCGAAGATGCCATTAAATCGATCTGTTAAACTCCCTTGTTCCACAAACGGCCGTACATCTGGCCTTACCTGGGACACAGCAAAATTGGAAATATCCCTTCCATACGCTTCAATACCCCGATCCCATAATGCCTCCACCAAAAACCCATGTGCACAGCCAGCGTCAAATACTGTTTTCGGTGCGAGACTGCGCACAATCTCATCGGCTATGCCGCCAAAAAACAACCCCCATTCGGGCTCTTCGCGAGCATAGGGTTTTTGCCCGCAATGCGTCCGATAATAATCAGCGTTATAAGTCTCGTCCACGTCGTATCCAGTTTGTTCGTCCATGCGACAACTTTCAATTAATCTCCGCGCAATGTGTAGTTAAATTTCGTCGACGCGTCAAGGCAGGCCAATAAAAAAGGTCCTTGGCGGACCTTTTTGCATCACCCCGTTCAATAAAATAAGTCTATTTCAAATCCCTCCAGTGTCGTAATGTGATTTGATATACGAAAACAATCCAAACAGCGCAAATCTGCCTTTAAAATTCGAAGCGCAGAATAGCTGTGACTTGGAGCCCTTGACTCAATTATCGGCGCCTCTAAATAACTTCGTACCAGCACATCATTGGTGTAGGTAGTTTTTATTTGGAAGCTGTGGCACATACCAAAAGTGCCATCCTGCAGTTTGACAACGATGATGCAGTCATCACGAAGCGCAGCTATATCATCATATTCGATAGGGTCCAGACATGGGACGCTTTGCGATTGCAAGTTGCCAGCGCCCGTAAATCCAACAACTGCCGGAAAGCACAGGCAGTCAAGCCCTTGTTTTGCGATATAGGAGTTGAGTTCTTCGAGCGCTCCTGCTTTAGTTTTTTCCTCACTTTTGGTTATTTCGCTGACCTTTAACGCTGCAATCAGCTGTAACGACTTAGGGATGTGACTTCCATCCTCAAAGACAGCAAGCACAGCTCGCTTCGTGCGGCATACCTCTGCCGTGTGTGTTTGTGATGCCTTTGTGATGGGGTAATATGTCCCTAGATAAACGCCAGACAAGCCATCAACTGTCACGACGTGGTTGCCGACTTTTAATTTGCGCAAACTGACGCGTTTGTTCATCCTGCCTGTATTACGCACGGCATTTTGATACTGCACACCAGATGTTGGGATCAAAATGTTATGGCTAGCGAATGCTGCCCAAACACATTCTTCTAAGATTTCTCCTTGCACAATTGAACAGCTTTGCGTCAGTTGGCTCGCATTCAATGTCGTTACAGCTACCGTAAACCCTCGTGGGTCTTCAACTATCCACTCAACTGACCCATTATTTGTGTGACTGCCTTCACCGGTCAGCCGGAAGCCGACAAGCGGCTCGTTCGTTATCGTCCTAGCCGGTAGTGGCTCTGAGCGACTAAGTGGCCATCTAGCCCAACTATCGATTGCAGCTTTATAGCGGCATGTTTTGCTATCATCACCATCAGGTGTCATCATAGCCCTCATTCCAGAGCGGCTTATTGGCTTGAATCTAACGTAAAACGTCTGAGGTAAATTAAGATGAGTTTGCTCTAATTTTGGCAGCATGTTTATGCACTCAACCGTAAGAGAATTGCATACCGCTTTTCGAGTTCTTGTAGCCGAAGCCTGTAGGGTTTTGCTGCAAGCGCTATTGCTTCTGTAATGGCAAGGTTCATCTCAGCTTTGCACGTTTGCATTTCCCTCCACATCTCCACCAATGCTGGTTGGTTATCAGCTACCTGTAACTCATTTACGTTTAAATCGGAAAGTCGGCTCCTAACTTCGAACAAGACTGACATGCGTTGATTCCAAACCTATATAAATTTTTACCGCGTCGGCTCTAGTTGAACAAAGCGGATTTGATTTCCACACTACAGCACGCTAAGATTTGCTTGTAACAAAAGGGATTTACAGCGGTGAGGGCGATAACTGCTGCGCTTGTATTGTCAGTGCTGGCACCATCTGCGGTCGCTACCAATAGCAGTCACCAGCACCAGCACCGACACCACAATGGTATTGTTCACAAAGCACCGAAGACTCCTGGCACCAACATAAATGACTTGGTACGTGCCATATCTAAGAGCCGCGAATTTCCACTAGATCCAACGCTGAGGAAACTGCCTATAAAGCAGCGGCGAAATGCAACATGTCTCGCCCTCGCTATATATCACGAGGCGAGGTCTTCGTCTGAGCCAGATAAAAAAGGCGTAGCACATGTAGTGGTAAATAGGCTCAAATCGGGTGGTTTCGGGCGCACAGTGTGTGACGTTGTCAATGAGCGGTTGCCGCATGTCACTATCCCGCAATTCTCCTGGCTGTTAGAGCACCAGAAAGCGTTGCTTCCAACTGAGGATGACGCGTGGCTTGAAGCACAACAGATCGCGCTATCAGTGCTAAACTCCCATTCGGAAGATCCGTCAAAGGGGTCAACATATTTTTGGGCCCTCAACATGACAAAACACCAATCGTGGATGCGCACGGGGAAAGCATACTACCACATAGGCAGCCACGTGTTTATGGTTGGGCGCTAAATCTCAACGACAGCGCTGTTTCCGCTGTGTTCTCGCACCTCTACTGACTGTACAAAACAACGTCCAGCTGACTGCTGCTGAATGAGCTGGTTGGTGTAGTTGTAGATCAGTTCTGCAAACTTCTCGCAACCGGTCCCTGCAACAATCCGTAAATCAATTAAACCTCGTTCGCTCAGCTCCTTAAAAACCTCCAATTCTGGGTCGTCCTCTGCCACACAGCATGTGTGGTCAAACATATCTTTTAGCCATTCCTTAATCTCCTTAAGTCCACCAAAGTCGACGACCCAATTTCGCTCGTCAAGGTATGTCGCTCCAAAAACGAATTTTACACTCAAGGCATAGCCATGGATTAGTCTACAATGGCTAGTGGCACGCCACTGCCGGAATGAGCATGACAGTCCTTCATTATGATCATATGTTTTCGTCGATAGATACTTCATTACTACTCGCTAAAATAATTTAATGTCAGTTAATTAGCCGGTAACGGCGTTTAAGAATTTGATTCCTAGTGCATCACAATATGGTTTACAGAACGTTTCCCGATCTTCGACCAAAAGAGTACATCGAAGTTTGACGCACTCAACAGCTTTCCATGCTCTAATTGCGCGATTAATCGAAATCACCAACCCGATATCGAGCATATCTCTTTTTACTAGCTTTTGAATGTCAGGTGTTATTTTTGATTCGTGGTCTAAATCCTGCAGCAACGTAGGCAGTTGAACCCATGCCTGCCATAAAACTGGCTCAACGATTTTTACACCATCAAACCAGTCGGGTGACAACGGGTCGCTGCATTCTGTTAGGTCATCCCATATTCTATTTGCATCGTTCGGCGCGCGAAATGTCACAATCCAAAATTTATGCGACTTATAGTTGTCTCTAATCCACCGTCTCCAAAACCAACTTTGTTCACCATTCAAAAGCGTGCCGTCGAGATCCCATGCTATACTGAGGTGCCGGTCGAGTATTTGGTGTCGGACACGTTTGTTTGTAAGGAGCCGGTAAGGTTTGCCGAGAACCGTGTCTATTATATTTGATCCGGATAACCGTGATTTGTTTGCAATGGTAGCGTCGTCAGCAAAACTCGCCTCAGTTACTATTGGTGGCGGGACCTTGAACTCATCTGTGCTTAGCAGGCGTTCTATATCGTTCCTTAGCGTGTCACGGTTCTTGGTCAAGGTATATCCAGACGTTTTTGTGAACCATTGCTACGTGCGATTTTAACACAAGCGCGTGCAGCATAGTTGCAACACGTAAGTTTTTTTAGCCCCACGTCAGCTTGAACAACAGCGCATCGCGCTTGTCGGCGAATTCGAAGGTAAGTGTCCATGTCCTGCTGACTTGGCGCTGGCTAACGCGAAAGCTACCACAGAGTGCAGCGTTGTCCAGCCAATCGAGATATTTTTCTCGCCAGACCAGCATTTCTTCGAATGAGCCAACGGTCGATACGCTGACGGCGGAGCCGTTCGCTTGAAAGTTTGCTTCGACGCGCGGTAACAGTTCTACATCGACGGGATCAGTTAGTGAATATAAAGACTTGAGCGATAGCGTCATGTTTGTCACCTATTAAATTGCTCTATTCTACTCCTGTAGTAGCCTTTGTAGCTCGCGAACTACATATCTGTTGCTACAACAAGCTTAGTGTTGCTGCAACGCACTTTCAAGTTGAGTGCAAGCGGGCCCTACAAGCGTGCATGTAAGCCCTGAAAACTCAGCTACGAATCTATAGCTGCAACGCGCCGCACCCTGTTAACCAAGGTTTGCTTTTTGCCACGATATTCACTGTGGTTCTTTACTGTACAACATATATCGAAAGATTCACCGGTCAAACCGTCTGCGGCAAAATCTTCGTTGAATGCAAACCAAACCAGCACGTTTCCGTTCCGATCCTCAAATATGTGCCGCGTGCTACGTTCGCCTCTTATCGCCGCTTTGAGTGTGACATTTATGGTAAGCTTGTCTCCGACAGCACTAACGTAATTGCTGACCGACGCTATCGCAGGCGGCTTAACGAACTTACTCCAAAATACACCAACGATGCTAGCAGCAATGGCTAGGTGGCGTGGTTCCAGGGCATCACTTTGTGCGATCGTGCGGCTGTTATGCTGCCAATCGTTTAACTGCGCGCCATCATCACCAAAAGCTTCTGCCCATTCGATGGCCTTATCAGCGATGCATATGCCGTCAGCTGACGGCGCAGTATGGTTCAGCATTAGCTTATCGGCACGCGCCACAGTTGACGTCCAACCATGCTGTTTGGCAGCTGACGCGCTTACCCAGCCATGTTTTGTTACGGCGTCGGCACATAGCGCCATGAACATGCGAGTGCTGATCCAGCGATAATCTGTATGTGCTCCGGAGCCACCAAATCCTATGCCTCTGGAATAATCACCGATAATGGCGAGCATTTCTGCTATCTTGGCCAATTTGACAGCGCCATCATGCCCAGTAAAATCCTTTAGGCAGGACGAACCAACCTGTTTATAACTTCCGGTCTCAGCGTTGGCTAAAACGAACGTGTCCCGGCGATAGCGCCGCTCATTACAATGTTCGCACGTATGGCGAGTGCTGGTTCGGAACCTGTCAGGCAGTGTCATACCTGGAACAACACGGACAACATTGCCGGCTTCTTGGCTGTGGTCGATGCGTGCTACAAACTGCCAGCCATTAAGTTTGACTTCAGGATGTGCCACAAACACCTCGTAAATCTTCATCTTTTGAAGATTACTGTGTCCTTCGCCATCCAAGAAATGGTAGCCAATTACTGTGCAGAACACCTTCTCGCCGACTAACTTAGCAGCTTTTTTACCGAGCTTTTCGATCTTCTCGCGGAACCATGGCAGCATGGGTTCTGGTATATCGTATGTCTGACCCTCAGCCATTGCAACAACTCCTTCTGTGTTAAGACCAACCTAACACAGAAGGCGTAATAGTCAACCAATTCGTAGCTGCTTAGTTACCTATGGTTTAACACACCTTTTGGTTGCAACCTGTGCCTTCCTCTAGCACTAATACAACCGATAGGTTACGTGGTTGCAAACCATAGAGAGGCTGAAGTTGGTTAGTGTACATCGTCAGCGGCAATGGCTTCGTTAAAGCGCAGTCTCACCGTGGTGCCACGGCCTTCACGTGTTTCGAGATATAGCCATCCACCGCTCTGCACCATAAAACCATTCACCATTGGAAGACCTAGCCCGGTTCCCCTGCCGTCTTTCGTCGTAAAAAATGGATCCAATGCGTGATCTGCTGTAAACCGATCCATCCCGCGACCGTTATCGGTTACTGTCAACTCAACAAACATTGAGTCTTCGCGAATGCCGTCCACCAACTGTGTTCGAACGACTATCACACCCTTCCCCTCAATTGCATCAGATGAATTTTTTACGAGGTTTAGCAACGCCAATTCTAACTGTGCAGTATCAACCTCGATCATTAATGGAGAGTTTGACAGCGCAAACCGAATGTTGACGCCCTTTTTTACTGTTTGGCTTATCATACGGTCGAATCCCTTAATAACTTGATTAAGATCCACGATTGCTGTTTTTGGCGCTTGTTTGCGGGCTAGTGATAGCATTTGGGTTGCAAGTACGCTCGCCTGTTCGAAACCCCAGACTACACGCTCAAGGTTCCTCCTTTGCTTTTGGCTTACTGCCTCTTTCTCTGCGGCGTAAGCGGCATGCGACACAACTTGAATAATATTGTTAAACTCGTGGCCGATGCTTGCCGCTAATGTTCCCAGAGCCTTAAGGCGCTCTGTGTGGATTCTATCTTGCTCAGTCATTTTTCGTTGACTCACATCGACAACGTTAGCGAAGAAGTAGGTAATTTGGCCTGCATCGTCACACACAGGCGCAACCGTTACAAGGCACCAAACAGGAGTCCCATTTGCGGTGTAGAGAAGCAGTTCTTCTGCACAACATGCTGAACGGCCAAGCGCGTCTTCCAAGCGATCAAGATTGCATCTGTTTGTCTCGACTCCTGCCAGGAGTGACAACGGCTTGCCATTGATATCGGCCTGAGCATAGTGGAATAGGTGGCAAAATTCATCACTACTATGTACTATCGGCTTAGATGGGTGGTTTGGATCAATCAGCGCAAAATTGAGGCCATTCAGTTGCTTTATTATACGAGGGAAATCAACATTTGTGCTGCAAACTGACTGCCGCAGTATGCTGGTTGTATGCATAACACATTCCCGCCAATGAACTGACTTCGAGAGTGCTATGGCTCAGTGTTAAACACAAAACTGTGTGGGCGCAAGTTATTTCTGCCATTCTTGTGCCAGCCATAGCCGCTTTTGCTGCTGTCCCAATCAATTTGACAATTTCGACAGCACAAGGTCCGCCATAAGGCTCCGGTCAAGAATGAGATAACGGTTGGTTCTCACAACAAACCGTGCTTGTGGCACCCGACCACAGCTGGCACAAAGAGGCTGAACAATTATTGATCCGTTCACTTTTATCTCTTTCACAACAGCAACCACCAATTCCGCTACGGAATTGGTCCCTGGATTAAGGACCTTTGAAAACGTTATCACTGATCCAACCTGGATATTCTTCCCAAGGATATCCTTCACAACTGGAGGCTTATCGGTTATTACGAGCCTTGTCTCACCTCTATAGTCGGGTAGATATTCGAGATATTTTCCTTTGAGCCAAAACTGACGGTAGCCGCATATTTTAAGCCTGAATACATGGTTGCTTAAGGTAACGTGTTTGACTTCCACAACCTGTGCTATCGAGCCCCGCTTCTTACCATTGCAAATGCGCACATATTGGTTGCCCTCTACGACACGCTTTTTGACTGCTTGCACATCCTGATAGAAACGTAGAATCATTTCCGGCCTCAACCTGTAATTCCTGTTGCTGCTCTAGCGAGCATAAAACATGTTAACTCAGCACACACGATGTTTTTACACTTGCCGACAATTATTTGTGTGTTGAGAATTTGAATGCCTGAATACGATCAAAAAATGCCAATAAAAAACTGCCTTTAAATTCCTTTAAAGGCAGTCAAATAGCGCTTGTGGAAAGCCTATCCTTTTCTGCTTTCGATTACCTCCCGGATTTTGGTATTAAGTTTTTTCGGCATATAGGGTTTGGTTATTATGTCTACCGCCACATAGTCGCTTTCGAGTTTTAGGATCTCCTCGGAATATCCCGTCGTCAATAGGATTGGCACTGACGGCCGCACTTTGGCCAGGTGTTTCGCAACCTCAAAGCCTGATACGTTGTCGGGCATCTTTACATCGGAGAAAACAATGTCCAGCCTCTGATCCAGATTATCAATGATCGTTACCGCTTCGACCCCGTTATTTGCAGAGACGACCTCATAGCCAAACTCCTCTAAAAGCTCCTTTGACATTTGATGTAATGGCTCATCGTCCTCAACAAGAAGCACAATATATGGTGGTTGGTCCACTGGCTATCTCCTAGTCTACCACACATAAAAGTTACAGCATTGAGTCATTTTTTCAAGAGCCTAATTACCTGCGGTGGTTTGTTTATGCTGAGACCAGCTCTGTGCAGGTTGAAATTTCTGGCCTGCCCTTTATAAGGAAGCCTCCATGTTCATAAACCCAGTTAAGTGCCCGCTCGTTGGCTATGTCCACTGACTCAGGCACATCGAATGCATTAACAACGGTAACGTATGACTTTGGCCAGTCATAAACGTGGTAATACCTGAAACCAGGCAAAGATTCCACAATCGGCAAGAAGTTCTTCACCGAGTCAACTAATTGCTGTTGGCAGCCGTGCCTCACCTTGTATCGACGGATCCCAATAAACATACCTGCTTTCCTTGTTAGTCGCACCAAACAGAGTTAGATGCGGACATCCTGTTTAACGCGTGATGCTCGGCTAAGTTGTTCACACACAAATAAACAAAATGGATCCTGTGTGCCCCACAGGATCCATGTTTAGTAAAGCAACCTCAAGGCTGAACGCCTTTGTCGATGCAGCGCAAATCAGTTGACGCTGGTTTGCGCTCCCACGGACCTGACCCTTTGGCTGCCAGCACTCGACACGTTTGGCTACCGTAGGCTGCGTGCGAAGACTATAGGCTTGCCACGTAGTTAAGTCAATGCTTCTTTATTATAGCGGTTAAACACCAGTCTGGGTGTTTGTAATGGTAGCTACGTCCCTTGTTGCTGGAGCTCGAAGGTTTGACGCAAGTGCATCTTGGCGCTCGTTGACAAATCGGTTGGTAATTGAAGCTGCATAAGTATTGCCTTGAATGCTCGCAGTCCTCGCGTCATAAATTGTATTAACGAAGTCGCTTCCAGACATTGACGAGATATTTTTGCCTTGTAACGCTGCTGCCATTCCATTAGCGGCGCCGGCTGGCCCTGCGTGGACAGCCCAGCTATAAAATGCCTGCTGCACACCCAAAGGCTGTGCATTTATATCCACCCCTGTTGTTGCAAGAAGCTTTGCAACTGCTGGATCATAATGGGTGGCTTGGATGAAATCGTCCTGATCTTGTGCAAACTGTGGATTGTTAGCAGCCTCATTTTTCCATGCAGCAACAAAGGTTGGATCACCTGTCGCAGCGGCTTGCGCGCCGCCTGCGTTGACTAAGTTTGCGTAAGCAGCTGGATCTGTTTTCTGCAATTGATTGAGGAAATTATTCATTGTGCCAGGTCCTGTGGCTATTTGGTACGCCCCGTATGATGGGCCGCCTTTATCACCAGGATTATTGCCAAACGCACCATAGTCACCAGTGCTTTCATATTTTTTTGAAAGTCCGCCAATTGACGGATCGACTGCTCGATTTGGCGCCGCTATGTTTGCACCAAGGCCAGTCGCATGCTGGCTTCCAGCCGCAGTATAACCACCACCAGGTCCAGCATTGCCAGCGCCACCGGGACTGCCATAAGCCGGCACTGTCCCGCCTCTACTCCGATCTTGGCCTATCGGCGTGCCATCAGGCGCTTTACCTTTCGACGTGTCAGGTGCTGGAGACAGTTCTGCGGCAGAACCAGCAGCACCACCTGAGGATCCGCCACCACAATTGCACGCCATATGTCGTCTCCGATCTACTCAAAAAATACATCTTGGCTTCCAGTTGCAACCCGACTTCCACAGGTTATCGGGTCATTCATTCGGCCCACCTGCTTGCCGTTTGCAAATACCGTTTGTGATCCCGAAGCGAGCATGCCGTCATGGCAGCCTTTTTTATTGCAACAATGCACGGCCCACTTATCCCCTTGTCGATGCGCTCCACGATTATTAAAGAACACGTCGGGGCTGCCTTGCACCGCTTGTCGGCTCGGAAAACAATCGTGCCCGCTGCAGGTGTCATTGATCCTTGCGACGCCTGGCATCAACTAACCGCCGCCAACACGCCGACAGCAGCGCCGGTTCCCACTGCGCCCATTATTGCTTTGAAGCATGGATCTTTTGGCAATATGCTGAGGAGTTGTGCAAGACCAAGTCGCGCCGCATCGATAAGACTTTTTATCAACTTCATAATTTCGGCCTCAATCATGGCTATTAATGATTGAATCAGTCCCATCACATAAGCTATCGCATTTTGTATTTCAGCCAGGGCGTCGTTAATGACGCTCATTACTTTTGCAATCGCCGCGTTGATTTTGGCCATAATAGCGCTGCCTTTGTCAAGTAAGCTTCCAAGGAAGTCCTTCAAGCCCAAACATGGATCAAGCAGACTGCCAATTGCAGTTGCAAGCCCAAGAGCAGTTTGCACCATTCCTACTATGGACGGCAGATTTGAAATTAATCTATCTGAATGATCTTGAAAGTCATCCATTGTCGTAGCGGCTTGATCTAGGTTGGCGGTCATTTCAGGCATTGCGCTCTGCCATAGTGCAACATCGGCCTGCTGCTGCAATGTTGGCTGGTAGCCTGGCTGTCCTGGAATTGACGACGTTGATCCAGTGCCGGTTTGGGTCAACGATGGCACTGGCGTGCCGACAATAACAATTGTTGCATAGCGCTCACTTAAACGGGTGTTAACCTCAGCTAAGCCGGTCTGGGCTTGGCTGATATCACAGGACCGAGGATTGGCCAGCACAGCAGAATAGGGATTAGCAGTTGGCAATGTCATAATTGCTTCACGATACTGTGCTACAACGTCAGCTGGGTAGTCACCACCCATCATAGTCATTAACCTAATCGTAGATGGGTCAAAATTTGGATTGTAGGTTGGATTGGCAAGGGCTTCGGTGTTAGGCGTTGTCACCATTGTCTTCTATCCTTGGTTGGCCCTTAAGCGGCCTATGCGCTTCGTCCTCAGCCGAATTTAACCAAATGCTATATTGATAGCCAGGTCGGTCGGGCTCATCACCCTGGCCGCTCTTAATGATTATGTGTTTGTCTGAGGTAAGTCGGAGGTTTCCAGTCGTATGCAGTGCGAAATCATCTGGCAAAATGATCCGCTTATTTTCAATGTCGATTACCACACCATTAGCGAAGGTAATAATTTCAGGCTGGTTTGCCTCCTTGGTAAAAAAGCGTTTAGTTAGAAACCTATACATTTATGTCCTTGCTAAGACAGCGTTTTCATATTGTTGGCGGGCGTTGTCGCTTGCCTCAGCAAGAGATAAAATATGCTCTGATTTAATCGTAATCATGGCGTCCGGACCTAAGCTAAGCATCCATGGTGTAAACATGACGCGTGTCATGCCTTGTTCATTTACCCGTGGATTGCCGACACTGAGGCAAAGCGGCTGTTTCACTCTCACGACCTTCGTCTTCTTGCTATGGTCGTCCTGAACACACCGTGCGAGGAGCTCCTCTCCACTAATAAGCTTTACCGCAACAACCTTGTCTTCATAGCTGATTTCTTTTTCTACAAGCATTTATAATTGAACCCTCTTTCCTTCTCGTATTTGGTATTTAACCATCAGAACACAATCGTTTTTGATTTTCGTATAGTCATACACTTCGCCAATGGAATAGTTTAATAGCCATTTGTCATCGACCAAAACGACCATCATTTGATCGGCAATACTATTGTTGTGCAGATAGGCAAGCTTCATGCGACTTGGATCCCATCCGGCTAGAATAAGCGTTTGCTCCATCAGATATGCTATGACAATCGAATCGAAATTTCCTTCTGAAATTAGCTGCCATGCGGTTGGCCATGATTCTGGGGCGTCCCAGTCCAATGCATAGGTTGTGAGGGGTGCATTTGCCCAAAATTTACAGATTTCGGTAAGTTGTTCCGATTCAGACAGGTCACCAAGTGTCTGGCGAAATTTCCGCCATTCGAGAATTCTCTGTGTGGAGGGCAAAAAGAACATATTCATTCGGCGCCTCGACTTTTGCATATTCTGCGCGTTTTAGTTGAAGGTTACCACAGCACTGGATATCGATAACGCCGGTAAAGGCGTTCCGGTGGTGATAGGAGGCAGCGCTCCTGATATTGTTACTGTTTGAACGCTTGCCTGCGCAACGCCAATGTTTGCTGTAAGCCGCCGCAACGAAATTGCGGCGTCGGCAGTTTGGCTCGATAGATTCTTAAGACCAATGTGCGCCGTTACACGCCGCAAACTTGCTGAAAATGTCACTGCTGAAGACGAAATTGACTGCCATGTACGTTTTGAGAACGTTAGAAGCAGCTCGCTGCCTGACGTGTTCTGGGCAGTTAATTGTGGATTGGCGTCCGTGCCGATGCTGACATCGAATGTAATACTACTGGCAGGAAATTGGTCGTTAATGACGGTGTTAGGCCCAAATGCTATGTACAACGTCGAAGCAGCAAGTGGATTGCCATCGGCATCAGAGACACCATAATCGACAATAGCAAGGTTGTCGCCATTGAAAAAATGAAACACCGGGATTAAATCTGAGTGAGCAGGCAGAGCAATATTCGCAAACGAAGCAGGTTTGGCAACGGAATCAAGTTCAGTAAGGATTCGAATATTTTTGTCGAAACGATTACGTGGTGGCGGTGTAGTATAGGGTGCAGTTGTTACCCTCGGCCCCCCAATAAAAACTTCACCTGTATCCGACGCAAACCCGATCTCGCCTTCAGCTAGTTGGTTCGGAAGGTCGCTACGTGCGCCACGTCGCGCGAACAGCCGTGATATTTGAGTAACAGACAGATCACACCTTCTTTCGGTAAATCAACAAGCAATGGATGTTTGTTATTTATGGGAAAACAGTGCCAGTTGGTTGACTTCTGCTATGGCGACTGTAAGATGTGAGCAAGGAGCGTGATATGGCTATTAGCAAACCTACGGTTAACACCAAAGTAAGGGTTACGGTGAATAACACTCACCAACGGTCTTATTCGGTTGTATGGTGTCCGGAAACTTTCGTTGTTGAGGGAACAGTGTATTATCCAAACCCGTGGGATAATAAAGAGTCGATCCGGCTTTTATGCGCAAACCATAGCATCAAGCATCCGGTTATTCCATTGTCGTTGATTGCACGGATTGAAGAACTTGGCAAAGACGACAAGCCAATACCGATTGAAGTAGTTAAAGAAGAAGCGCCGCCTCCAAAGCCGAAAGTTAGCGAGTTGGTCTTCTCAATTGAGAGCAGCAAAAAAGGCAGCTTCTATAAAGTTGTTAAGCGCGGCAGCTACTGGACTTGCTCATGCATTGCAGGATTGCATGGCAAGGAATGCAAACACGTCAAACAAGCGCAGGCTCAAGAAGCCGACGCTGAGAAAGGAACTGTTCAAGCCTAGCTATCCAGCGTTCCTTGCAGCCTTCTAATTCATCAGCTTCAAAAATGAATTCCTTGTATTCAAGTGTTCGGCTAACCATGAATATTACGCCCGTTTGGATGGCGGTCTCGAACAGTTCGTTGTGCGCCATCGCGTAAGCTGCCAACTGTAAGGAATAATCCTCAATCATCTCACGCGTTTTCATCTTATTTGTCGTTTTATAATCCATAATTGCTGGCTTGCCCTTGTAGACCCCTATTAAATCAGCAGTGCCGGCATAGAGATTCGGGTAATAGAGTGGCGCCTCCATCCCCCATATTTCGTCAACATTCACGAGGCCTCTGTTTATGATTTGATCAGACATAGCGGTCGCTAATTGACGAATTAAATTTGTGCCAGGCGGCCTTGGAAGGTTTTGAATATGTGATTCGAGATGAGTGTGCATCAGCGTGCCAAGAGATGCTGCTTCGTTCCGGATACGAGTGGCCTCTGCTAAGCCGACACGCTTTTGCCATTCTAAGAGATTTGTTTTATCAGCGGTGGCTGACAGGATTGTTGTTACACTCGATACACGATTGCCATCCGGTTGGATGTATTCTCTTCCTGCTTCACTGGTTGCGCGAGTGAGTGGTACGTAACTATAGCAATTTGTTAATTTCATTATCTAAATCTTCAATCAATAAATCGGCTACACTACTAAGGTCAAGCTTAAATTGCAATTTGTTATTTTCTTGGTTATGTTCGTTCAATATTTCGGGTTGTTTTTCCACACCCATAAGTTTCCTCAGGCGTTCGTCAAAATCCATTCGACATGTCCAGATCTTTCGTTGCTTGCCTTGTTGCCGCCTGGTCAATTTTTTGCAAGCCACGCTCATCCTGTCCCTTAGCAACTGATGAATCAGTGGTGTTGTCAATTGTGATCGTCATCTGGCCATTATTTGATGGATCAGGTTCGACAGTTAAGTTTGCTACGCCGTCCATAGCTTGTGTGATGAGGTCGTCAGTAATATCAATGCTTTCGAAGTTGGGATCAGCTTGGACCTGCTGCCTAATTTGGTCGAATGTTATAGACGTAATGCCTTGGCTCGCAAGCGGCGTGACGATGTTGAGGATAGCCTCACGCATATTGGTGATGACATCGTCTCCGCCGCCATCACCGTCTGTCTCATCATCCATTAACGCTACCAGTTGATCAAACTCAATAACTTTATCCCTCGCCTTTGCCTTATGCTTCTTTGAGCCCGGCTGTGCCTGCGGCAAAGACCCTGAAATCAGATGCTTAGGTTTGTGCTGTTCCGCGTTCCTTATCCGCGCATTGTCGTCGTTAGGATCTTTTTTTTTGAGTCGGACACTGCTTTTGTTTGGCTTTCGCCGACCGGCGCCGCAGCTGGCGCATCGCCGCCACCAGCCCCACCTGGGTCGGTAGCTGCATCATGCGATGCTGCTGCATCAAAGCCATTGCATGCGTGGTGTGGATCACTGCCTGCGTAGCCTCCTGCGAGATAGGCACGGGGCAGACCAGCATAATATGCGCCAACGCCTAAGAGGTAGCTAGGGTGGTGGCTACGATGCTTATGATGCAGCTTCTTCTCGCCGAGGCGGATTAATTCCTCCTTAGCGATTGTCTTCTTTGCATTGGTTCCACGCGCCTTCTTTGGCTTGCCCACATTTTTGATATCTTTGTCGACATGCTCGCCCTTATTGCCGCGACGAGCTTCATAGACTTCTGGCCCTTTAACGACGTTAGGAATGTCCTCACCAACATTCTCATCGGTCTTATCGGTCGCAGCCTTTACAAGTTGTGCAACGGTCTGGATATTACCTTGTGACGTGTCTCCGGCGATCTTTTTGAGCGCAGTCTGATCTGTTGAATCCATGCCCGCTAGAACATTCTGCACTGGCTGGTTTGCTACGCTTGGATCTGTTGCCATTTTGCCAGCTATTTTACTAATGGCTGTGTTGGTTTCATTTTCATCATCAGGTGACGTAGGGGAAGTTGGTGCTACTGGTCCATCCTCGCGCATGCTCTTCGCTAGCTGAACCGAATATGTCCCCGGATCACAACCATATAGCTGCGCAAAAGATTCTAACACAGAAGGGCCGTCATCTTCGAGAAGATCGCTGGTGAAATTCTCCACAACCTGAGCGGCTTTACCCTTGCCGAACAGTTGAATGTTTGTTTCAATCACTGACGCGATGCCACGAGCTAATTTTTCAGACCGGGGTACCACACGATCTGCTTCGATCATCTCGCGAAGTTTGTCAGCTCCAAGTTTCTTCTCGCCAATGTAACCAGCCATCCAAATTGGGTTTTGCACCGCTTTCGATGTGACATTTTGTGTGAAACGCAGGAATTTATCGCCTGTCATTGTTTTGGCAGCTTCGCTTAACAGCCAATCGGTCAGGTCTTCCAGCTTCACTGTTTTTAGAAGCTTTTCACCAGCTTCTGCTAGGTTGATTGCTTCGTCTACGTCTTTCTCTTTGCGCGCATCGCGCTTATATTGCGACGCTTTGCGGCGTGTTTTCACGTCGTCGTCTGCGTCATCATCGTTTCGGTAGGATTTACCCTCTTTGCGTATTGAAGATCTGCTTTCTGACTTTACCGCGCGGCCGAGCGGTTCACCGGGAGTGCCAGCAGCCGCGTCCGCGCCAGCAAATTCATCAGCAGGCGACGCTTGCTCAGCACCAGTGTCCGCTACAGCCATATCATTGCCCACGTTCGGACCAGCTGGAGCATTCATATCATTCTGCGGCGCAATTTTGCCCTCGACTTGCAAAATCGCTGTGTTAATTGAATCTTTGGCGGCACGCACTGTCTCAAGCGCATTCTGAATGTTGGTATTCGCAGCATGCTCAAATGTTGCAGCAGCTTCTGGTCCGAATGCGCCCTTCATAGCGTCGGCCAAGGGCATGATTTCTTCAGCACCTAATTCTGCAAGATGCTCAGCGATTTTTTGCAGCCGGTCACAAACGTCTTTTGCTGCCAGAATTAGCTTGGCTTGCTCCAAATCGTTTTCAAGCAGTTTTGACAAACTGGTAGGGTCAAGTTGCTCTCGCAACGTCTTCGCTTTTGCGAGCAAAGCCTTCTTTTCGTGAAACTCTTTCTTAAGTGCGCGAAGCTTTTCGACTTTCTCTTTGATATTCATTTAGGCTTGCTCCCTAACGCGTGAATCGGCACCGGCTTGTTGGCGCATATTTGGTTTTCGTTGAGTGTTTCGCGCTGCGCCTTTGCGTAAAGGAGCTATTTCACCAAGGAAAATAGTCACCGCTTCTTGAATCAAACAAGCTTTGGCATACTCGCGATCATTATTGTAAGAATTGTGGTCCGCCTCTCGTATAATGGCTTGCTTAGCGATCCCATATGTTTCGTACAGACTTACTAGTTCGGCACGGCTTTTCGCATTTGCAAAATCGATAGTCATTCCATAAAGGTTTTCTAAGAGACGCAAGATGCGCGACAATTTATACTCCGCACTTATGTCTAGTTCATCAATAATCATAGTCAACCTTCCAAAATACGGAAAGAGGGTAAATTCAGCTTTTCATATTTATATTTTTCATACAGAAAAATGCACTAGTGACTATTTGGCATATTCAACTCAAGTACACGCAATTCATCATCTTCGTATTTGTTGCCGAACTTAACCGCTTTTGGTTCAAGACCGTATAATTTGAACCCCAATTCCTCGTACCACCTGCTTGCCTGAGTGTTGCTAGCGGTAACCGACAGCAGTATGCGCTCCATACATGGTATCTGCGCAGCATAGCTGAGCAATGCTTGCATCATCTTATTGCCAATACCCATTCCGCGTGCGCTTGGCATCGTATACATACCCCACAGAGTTGCCTTATGCGAAAGCTTGACGGCAGCGGACACATCAAGTGCCACTACGCCAAAAAGGTTTTTAAAAATAAAAGCGCCAAAAATGGCGCTTAGATTTGGTGGTTCGAAAATACGAGCTGCAAAATCATCTAGTGGCAGCAAGCTTTCAATATCATAGCAGCCATTGAAAGCAACTGGGTAGTTCTTTAAACCGTCAAGCCTCACCCGCCGATATTCCGCAGCATCGGACTTAGTTAATCGCCTTACTACCACATCGTGTCTATCACCGCACATTGATCATCTTATACTATCCAATATGTTCCTAATCTGATCGAGGGCGACCAAGGCGTTTGCCTTTGCCACCTGGAATCGGTCAGCGAAGACATTTCCAGCCTGAGCTTCCTTCAAAGCGACACAGCGCTCATAGCGATACTTAAAGCGTGCAGCGTCCATACGGTTTCGGGTGAATGTCTCCTCAAGCTCCAAAATATGCCGGATTTTTGAGTCTCCAAAAGGTATGCCTTTGTTAAGATACCGCACAATTGCATGTGCAGCTTCGAGCATTGAAAGGTTATTGCACAGTTCCTCATTTGTTTGTGAATTCACTACGTCGTATACTTTTTGCGCCTTTCCATCTGTTGGCGAGTTGATTATCCGCACACGGACTTCACAAAGGCCAATCCGCATTCCATTGTCTAGTTCCTGTGTTGCTAAAGCTTCGCGTAAGCGTGAGTCGTTGTGTGACTCTTCAAACAATTTTGTAGCTGTGCCTGTAGATGCGTTATTAAACCGTTGTAGGATTTCGGCCATCGCATCAACCTCAGTCTTGCCGGATTGGGCCGATTGCTTGGGTGATTGCCGGCCAATCAAGATTTCACGTTGCGAACTTCTTTGTGGTCTGGAATCGCCATCCTCCACAATTTGTCGGAGTTTTTTCATTGCCGCAATGTCTTGTGCAGACGGATTCATTCATCACTCCAATTGTCATCATTGATCACATAGCGCGTTAATTCATCTACTTTTATTCGGTTCAACAAACCTCTGCTAACCATCTTCCGTGCTAATTCAACATCACTTTCGTCTAGATGGTCCATCGTGATACCCCTGCCACCTGAATTCTTGATATCGTCTATAATTTGCAACTCAGCGTTGCTAACTGGCATTTTTATGCCACCTTTAAATTCTTCAAATCGCATCTTTATGTCTTCAATGTACGCTTTTCGCCGAGGTAATCCCTGCCCATAGCTTGTAATTGCGTAGCAAGGTCCTGTAGCTTATGCACGAGAATCTTATACTCGCTCATTTTGATATCAGGCAACTGTAATTGCACGTTGTTCAGGTGGTCGTCAATCGATGCCATGGCCGGGCTTGGTGTAGCGCCACCAACAACATCCACATTTACTGGTGCATCTGCGTCCGGGGCGATCGGATCGACATCACCCGACAGGCTATCAACTGGCGCGCTATCCACGGGCACGGCAAGATCAACACTTGGATCTGGCGCCGCTATATCAGGCGCTATGTCTACATCGGCGCCGTCTGCAGAAGGTGGCTCCACGCCTACAGGATCGACCGGCGGGTCCATCGGTGTTGGCGGCAGCCCGGCCAACTCCCGCAGTCGAAACAACGGGATAACATCGGCAAAACCAACGACACCCTCATTGAGATTATGGTCTAATGTAGGAGCTTTATTTTCTGCCAATTTATCGATCGCCTCATCCCACTCACGCTTCTTGTGCTTAGCACCACGGCCACGCTCATCTTTCTGATCCATCTTACGCTTTGGATCAATAACACCTGCCTTTGACTGCATACGTTGCAAATCTTTATTATGGGGGTTACGCGGCGTCATCATGGCAAGCTTTTCCTTAGCCTGGTTAGCGCGTTTCTGCCAGTTCGTCGTCTCGGCCACTCTCGCTTCTCCTGGTACTTTTGAGTCACGAACGTATCGTTGCTTGCGCATCAATCCCGATATAGTTCTACCGACCTTATACGCGTGATCGCGATCTTCACATTTTATATGAAAATGACCACGACCGTTAGTTAAGAATTCAATTTTATTTTGATCTAGCCATTCGATCAATTGGTCAGACAACGCTGGCTGTTCCATTATGGCAATATAGTTGAACCCTTCCATCGCCAACATGCGGTCTTCTGGATTGTCACTTTCGGCAATTGGCATTAAATTTTCAAGCGGCTGTTCAGCCTGTTCAGCAACTTCATTCTGTGAATCTAACCCTCTGTACATTCTGTGTAAACGATCGGTGTTCATTGCTGCCTCTTTTATGCTAACGCCATAGCCCCGTAGGATTTGATTTGCTTGTGCTACAGCAGATGTTGAATTAGATACTGTAAGGCAATTGATCAGATTGATTAAGTCAGAGCCAGATATGGTGTTTTGCAACTGAGTTGCTGTTTGATTATCAATCCCATGCTGCACAAGTAGTTGAGACAGACTTTGATCTACCATTTCAATTCTTTCTTAATTGAAAATGCCTTACTGTAGGATGGAAGATGATTTGTTGGTTTGTTTGATTTGCGCCTGATCATCCTCTCATTCGTTCGTTGAATGAGTGCCCGTGCAATTGCGCCGGTCAGTTCTTGTTCTTCTAAATCAGTCTGATCTGAATCAAGAATCTCAATTAAAAACATATCATAATCCAACACAATACAGTGATATTTATAGCATTGGTCATTCTGTCACAAAAAAGGCCCTGGGAACAGCCAGGGCCTTTCTGTTTGTTCTAAAATATTAGAACGGACCGCTCGACACAACAACAAACGTGTTGGTGGCTGCGTCGGAACTGCTGCCAGTGTTAACCCATGCCGGTGACATGTAGTTGAGGTTAGAGTTCAACGTGTCTGTCAGGTCGGGGTTAGTGTTATATGGCGTCGGGCCGCCCATAATTGCCGGGCGAGGATTACCAAGGGGATTGTTGGAGTTGGTCCAGCCAACTTGCTTGGTATCCCACGCGCCGTTGTGCTCAATTGTAAATGACATCGCCCAGACAGTGCCAGATGCTGGCGCAAATGTAGGGGTAGGCGTGTTGTTATACGCGCTATATGCCATTGACGTGACCTGACTCATAACAACCGGCTGTGCACGCAGGCTGATCGTTTCGACAAGCTTGTCCAGCATCAACTGACTGTTCGAAACGGTATCAGTGTAGACGCCAGGAGGATTGCCACGCGGGATAATCATCTGGCCAAGACCAGTGGGCGTAATGTCGATTGTGGTATACACTGTATAATAGTTCAGCCCAGCGCCAATATGATTCCCAGGCGCGGAGAAGCCGTGCTGCCGAAGTGCTGGGATCTGACCAGCATTCTGCCCAGAGTTTGCTGTGCCGGCGGTAAGCATCTGACCCATTGCCGGTCCAAAGCGACGGCGAGAACCGTCAGCGTCTTCGCCAGCATCTTCTTCTTCACGCTCAGCCTCTTCGACCGCCCAACCCATCGCACGCTTCTGGTCGTCGCTCGGATTGCCGAAACGATTCTCCTTGCCAACCATGCTCATATCCGGCTCAAACTCCGGATGATCGAGGACAACTGTGGGATAGTCGCCATAACCCATCTTAGAGACGTTGGTATTACCCCGATCCCAGTCGCGAAGGGCATCCATTTCTTCAGACGCAGATTCAGGCTTTTTTGTGCCGTCCTTGGTCTCGTCGTCGTTCTTATCTTCGTCACTCATAATCTTTACTCCATAACGGAAGTTTTTGGTTAAACTTATTTATACAGGCTGCCAATTTTACGCCCATTGCCGATTGTTTGCTCTTTTTCGGCTGCAGTGTGACCTACTTCCTTTACGCGCCGGGCCAGCCTCTTCCTAAACAATGGCTGCGCGACTGACGCAACGCCGCCAGCACCTGTGCTACCACAACTTGCGTTTTCAGCGACAACTTCGAAATAGCGCATCACACTGACTTCAAAAATGCAAAGCCCACTTGTGCAAGCGGCTCTTTTAGATTAGCTGGAACCTTCGAATAGCTTCTCATCGACTGTAAATTTTGCCGTAGTTTTTGTATAGCCTCAGCTGACATGCCATTGCTGTCTAAATGAGAGACCATTTTATTCAAAAGACTAGCATTTACGGCGCTGCCACTAGTGGTTCCAACTCCCCCTTTTGGCGTGCGCTGATTTTGATAGTATTGTGCAACATTGTCGTCGAAGCTACTTGCGCTACCAGGGTTATAACCGCCTGAGGTATTTCCGCCACCAGGCGACGGCCCAACAGGTGGCACGCTAGCTGCTGCGGCAACACCAGTCTGCGTCTGGACCTTACTTGAGACCATATCTTTGTCATGAGCATACGCAGCCGCCGACGAAAAGATGTTTGCAAGATCCTTTCCTCTAATCGCTGTATTTGCCGCACTAGGAATTTGGAGTTCGACCAATTTTTTCGATCGAGGCTTAGTAGATTCGGTCTGGTTGCCTGCAATCTTCGAATCATGAGCCCTAATATTGGCAGTATGTTGATCACGTTCTTTGGAAAACTCTTGTGACCGGGAGTGGTGATAATTGGCTCGCGCTTGCGGCTTCGCTTTAGCATCAGGATGAGTATAAGAATTTGCTTTTGCAATATTCTGGTCGCGCAGCTTTGCGTGATGCGACGCCAAGTCTGCTGCCGTTTGGCGGGCACTGAGGGCGCCCCTTCGGTCCCAATTCGGCTCTCCTGGTTGCGGTGGTGCTGTATTGTTTGCGGCGGCAGCACGGTTATCAGCTGCGGCCTGGATGTGTGGAGGAACTGGCGGCATCACATTCTTGCCAAGGGGTGCGCCTGGCGCCCTATTGGCAGCGGGCGCCGCGCTAGCCTTAGCCGGTGCAGGATTTGTTGTTATTGTATGAGGCATACCGGAAGCATATTGCTGAGGATTAGCAACTGATGGAGGTACTACCGCAGGTGTAGGCGTGGGTGTAGGTGTAGGTGTAGGTGCGCCGGTCTTTGCAGGCATTGCAACGGTTGGCTCTTGCCGTTGGCCCGAAGTCTTCGCACCAGAAGCTGCATGCTGCCCTAAAATTTCTTGCGCCTGTTTAGGCTCAAAGCCGATCATCTGCAAATACTGCTGCACATCGTCAGCAGTGCCTTTTCGGTTTGTTTTTCCGACCCAAACGGAGAATCCGTCCTGCATCTGTTTCGCAAGGGTGTCACGTTGAACACGACCTTGGGCACGTTTGTTACCGATCGCGCCTAGAGCCTTATTAGCAAGCCTATTAAGTATTGGGCCTTCGGTAACTGGCTCGCCTGAACTGCCAGCATCCTCAAGCAGAGTAATAAAACTTCTCATATCGTTACTGACTGCTGACATTTCGTTTCCTCTGTTCTTCTAATTTTCGATATTCACGAATCTTTCTGCTGAATTTTTGCGGATCCCTGTTTTTTATAGCAGCTAAGAGGCGCTTCGTAAGCTCTTCGCTCTCTTCTAGGTCAAAACTTTCAGCAACCAATTGCAGGAAATTAATCGCACTAACAATTACATTATTGGCCCTTGCCTCAATGATTTGGTGCTTATCGCGCTGCGGAATAAACCGATCCAGTTCCTCGATAATGCTTTTCGAATTGCGATTAATCAACGTCGGCCTGCCTGTATTTTTCCGTTACGCGGGCCAGCATTTCGGCAGCTAAATTCAGCCCCTCTTCAATTCCTAACGCATAATTCTGATTCTCGTTCAGCTCACGATAGCTTTTAAGCCTGAATATCATGTTATCGAGATCCTCTAGGAGGTACATGATTTGGTCAGCTTGACTTTCAACCACTGGTGTGAGGTCACCGGACAAAACTTCATCCTCCGTTGAGGTTATATTTTCGGCTATTCTTATATAGCTTTGCATTTCGTCCAAATGCTTTGCCATAGAAAGATCTCCTTTAAGTATCAATTTATTTATTGCGTATAGCAATCTGCTACCGATTTGACATCTCGCCTGCCAATTGTAGCACAGAGGTCCTTACCTTAGCTGGTTCGCCTTCAGCCTGTGGCGACGCTTCCTGTCGTGTCGTCGGCTTTAGTTGTTGTAGCGGCCTGGCAAGCATAGCAGGTGGATGTTTGACGGCAGGACTACCATCCTTATTGCTTATGCGCATGTTTGTAGTGTCATAGGCGAGTGTAATTTTGTGACCGACACCAGCCGACGAACGTGTTTTTAGCAGTTGTAATTCGTATTCGCCAACTTCACGCAACGCTGGTGAAGAGAATATCGCCATAACATTGTCCGCGGTATTAAATTTTGAAATGCCACCAGCAATATGGCTTGCATCAAAATGACTTTCTTGTATAGCGGAATTATGCGTCAAAATGCCATTGGCATAGAAGAGATTGTTGCCAGTGACCTCCAAGTCCAACGTCGACACTTCACCGACCTCTTCAATGCTAACAATTTCGTCCTCTAATTCAAAAAGCTGACGCATTTTTCAATTACTCCCATGTTATTTGCTTTCCAGTCCTCTTTCCAAATTTCGAGGGCTGGTAATCCTTGTGTCTGATACACTATATGCGTTTTGAATCGATTGCATTCAACTGGTGAATGGTTACAGTATTATCATAGGAATAAGGCCTATCGTCCGGTGCAACTAAGTTTGAATTAGCTTGAAATGCGTTGCCATAAAACTCAATGGGTGGCGTACTCTGCCTTCACAAACAATGGCGAGCTAACCGCGCCAAATTGAGGCCAACATACCGGCGACATAGAAAGAGGAAACTTATGTTCGACATACTGGACTACTAGCTCCATAAACCGCGTGAATTATCAACTGTCACCAGCGGAAAGGCATGCTGAAGCCGTTCAAAATTTGTTTGCAGATCGCTAGTTGAGTGGCTGTCTACGATTTTGTATTTATTTGCGCAAACAGGACATCTCCGACCTTTAGACCTGAGTTGATCGACTTCACACCGTTAACTGTTGGAAAGAGATGATGCTTCGAGCATTCAATGGCTTTACCAGACTTAGTGACTATCCTATAGGTTTTTTGCACCGATGGACTGGTTTTAGCTACTACCTGAACTGGCCCCTCGTTAGAGTCCAGCCAATCGCCAATGTTGACGTCTTTGATCTTAATTGGATTGCCGTTGGCTGTGACAGAGGTGTTTTCTGAAAGACATCTATTAAGCTGGCTCGCAGTAGCACATAGGATATTCAGTTCTGCTGCTAGCGCCCGCAGTTCTTCAGATGTGAACTTGTCCTTGACAAATAGATCGCTCAGTGATACCGAGGTATTGTTTGGATACACAAGGTCCAAATAATCGACAAGCAGACCATCGACTTTTACGCCTGACTGAATTTCGTATTCCCTGATATAAGCGCGAATATCAGCGGCAGTTGTTCCGGCACCGCGCATCGCTTTGATCTGAAGCTTGCCCCAGCTTGCACTCCTGCGCACAATAACGTTCCATTTGAGCATCGAATCTTCTGTGTTTTTTACAATCTCCTCAGTACCTAATTTGGTAATCATCGCGTCATAGCGCAGCCCAATTAAGTCTTCAGATAATTCCAGTGTAATGTAGACGATATTCAACCCTTGTTCGACCCAGTTCAACGCAAGGTTTTGCAGGAAAAGGCTTTTGCCGGTATTGTGGCTAGAAATACCATTTGTATAATAACGTTGGTTTTCATGACCTATAGACAGATCATAACAATCTTCAAGGCGCCGTTGTTTTTTGATATCATCCACTACGTCAAGGCCCTTAGCAGTAATGAGGATGTCACCAACTAATAGTTCCCTGACATAGCGCCAACTGCCGTTCTTGACCTGGAAAAGATGATCGTAACTAGCTCGTATTTTAATCCCACTCTTCATTCTGACATCATAGACAATTTTGTCTGCTTTCCGCACCCACCACGTTGCTGGCACCCATCCATCCGGGCTATCAACGTAGTACTTAACGCCCTGATAGATGTGTTGCATCTTGCCGATTTCGAGAGTTTGTGGCCTACTGAAATAGCACAGTTCCTCTAGTTTTTTTGGGTCTCCGTTGCAGTAAGTTTCTATCTCATCTACTGAGTAGACATCACTCAATTCGTTGAACTTTTCGCGGCTCTCATAATCGTAATTCGGCACGAGGAAGATTGCGTCAGGATCCACCTTTATCGGTTTTATTCGTCGCGCACGCACTTTGGTATTGTAGGCGACGCATCCTGGACCACCCACGAAAATAGTCACCTCGCCCCGGTTTAGCCCACCATATAATTTTCTATCAAGATCCTCCCAGCCAGTTGGCCGCATGCCAGTGCGGTCTTTCATTCGCTGTAACCTAGTTAGTGGATCGTTAAAATACTCAGTTCCAAGGTCTTTCTGTAAAGAGATCAGGTTTGCCTCTTTTATGAGGCGTTCAATTTCCCCTCGGTTTCCCTGTTCAAGAAGGGGCACGCTGGCAAGTATCGCAAGCTCAAGCGCTTTATGACGACAGAAAGCTTCTATTGTATCAAGGAACCAAGGCTCTTGGGCCTCGGCGTCCTCAACCAATGGCAAGCGGACATTGGCAAACGAACTAACGACATCGGGGCTTGGCAATTTGCTATATTTTTGCGCATAATTGAGGATGAACCTCGCAACAGTTTGTAAGTCTTGATGCCAATATTCTGCCTTCAGAATATTTTGACACCTTGCAAATACATTCGGAGACGATAATAGGTATCTCAGTAGGAATTTTTCAGTTTCAAAGCTATACGTAACGGTATCATTTCGCTGTGAATTCCTCATCGTGTTCCTTTAAATTTGGTTCATGGCGCAAATGGATGCGCCTGCGCGCACTGATATATGCGGCACTGTTTGTCAACGACTCTGGCTGTAGAACAGTCCATAACGGGTAGATAGCGCCGTAATATTTTACAGCGTCAGAAGCGTCCTTAATTGACGGATGCCAACGCGGAAAACTGACATACCAACCATGTTTTATTGCGGCATCAACAAGGGCGCCACCACCCTTCTCAAAATCAGGCAAGACAACAATTGTTTTCTCCGTATTGTTGAGCCAGCTACATTGATCGGTCGATAAATGGTTGCCAAGCGTTGCGATGCCATTTATCGCCAATGCGTCAAAAGGCCCCTCGCAAATGATAATGTATTCCTGATCGGCACTAATTCCATCCACATTAAAGAGGTAATTTGGCTGTGAATTGGTGATATACCTACTAACTTTTTTGGCTTTTAGATACCCGGCATTGTTAATAGATCGTGCAGTCCAGCCAACAATTCGTCCATACCATTTAAAGGGGATTATCACCCGGTCAGCAAAGCTTTGTTTCCGTCCATACCTATCGATTGTTGGATCAGGACTCCAATACCACTCATATTGAGTGATAACATCACGCCCGCGCCCTTGCAAATATTCTACCACGGCGAGAAAATCAGGGTTTACCTGGTCTTGTGAGAGCCAATAAACGAAGGAGCGGGACCCGGCAGGCAGAGCAACGTCTTTGAAATTAAACGAGATGTCAGGCGGATCATCTTTTTGCTGTTTTATCTGCTCGCGTAATTGGTAGGCTTTGAAATTGAACCGTTGAATCTCATAATCAGAGATTCCAAACCAACTGAGCAAGTTCCTAAACCGTTTGGAGAATTGTTGGCCCCGCCTCCATCCGGTTTTGTATTGGCAGTTGAAGCAATTATATACGATCGAACCAGGATGAAGAGCAAAACCACCCCTCATCCTTGTATCACGCCCTTCGCGATTGTGCGTACAACACACAGCATTAAATGACGTCCATGGTGTGCCAATCTTCCGTGAACCGGCACGAGCTAGACAAGCGGTATATATCTGCCTAGCGAGATCAACACCGCCGTCAAACTCCGGCTGTAAAGCCAAACAAGCCTCCTTCTTCGTAAATCTGACTTTCATATTTTTTTGGCCGAGTAAACTCGCGAACCTTGGCCCTTGCCGCGGTTAAATTCTGCATCAAAGGAACATCAAATTCGTCGAGCTTTTGGATGCCACGTTCAGCAGTCTCAGTCGCCAAATAGTTAAGGTCCTTCGCAAAACGCCTAATCATCGCGTAAGGATCCTTAGCTGCAAAGATATCGGGGATCAAACTGCGAAAGCGCAAAAGCCCCAAAGGAACATGAAGCCTATCATCCCTGTCATACATGTCCTGACTAGCAAACACTCCTTCAAGATGCACCTGCACATTGTGGTTCATCATTAATGCGTATGAGACAACATCCCAAGTGCTCGTAAACTTGAGATCTTCATTAACGCACACTTGATCCATTGTTAGGCGCTTGCCTATCTCGGTGTTTACGAATGTACCAAAGCCGCCCTGTTCTTGATCTTTTAGTCCCTTACGTTCCCATTCTTCGCGAATTTTGTCGAGGAATGGCACCTTCGCACGTGGCGCGCCTGGCAAGAACTCACGCCCGTCAATTTTATCGCCATGGACGCTCCAGCCACTTTGGTCCAGTGTGTAACCAAAGTAGCATTTGCCATATGCCGCTAGTGTAAACGGTGAACTCACATCGTAAGATATGGTGAAATTTGGATTAATCAACTCTCTAATACAACGCTGCATTGTAGTATAAACTGCTCCGTGTTGCAGTTTGCCCACTCCAAGGAAATGCAGCCAGTTCTTCTTTTCAAGAAGACCATCCCGCCACATATCAATTAGCCTTGTCATAGTCATTTCAAAGTTTTCTTTGTGTGGACCCGCCAGTGCCCAGGCCTCAAAGTCGTAGTGTTTTACCTTGTTATACCACACCCGGCTTTCTTCAACTGTGCGTCCTTGCACAACATTGAGGAATTTCGTTGCCCCAGGTTTCCTATGCTCGATGAAGTAGTTGTTATTTTGGAGGGTTTGATATAGGCAGGCTGAGAAGCAGAATTTCTCATAATCTAAAGGATTGAAGCCGAGACCCCTGCAAAATTGGTCGAGGTCCACACCTTCCGCGCGAAGCCGCTCAACATGGGGATCGACACTTCCAAGATTGATCCCACCTGTTGGGAAGTCCAATATCATCGACCAGTCTGTCATGCCTTCTAGCCATCGCATCATAATCTCGCGAGTCTTGTCGCCCTGCCAGCGGATCGCCCTCGTCTGAATTTGATAGCCACCTGAGTCGCCAATCACGGTGGTGCGTTCTTTGTCCCGCAACGCAAACATACAGTCGCGCTTCAGGGAAGCTGTTTCAGATTTTGCCGCTTGACCGGCAGAATAGAGAGCGTATGGGATAAAAAAGATGTTGGAGTTAGGATTGAGGAAATTCAAATCCTCGGCTGGAACTGGCAGGGGACGTTTTGGATTCTTATTGGCTAAACACCTCGAATACATTTCCGATACCGACGGAACAAAAACGGCGTAATCTCGATACCTTTTAGAGTAATCAATCCCTGTCATTGTTGACTTTCCTTCTAAAATTGCCACTTAAATGATCAAGTATTTAGAAGGACACTGTAGCCTGTCTAGCTCTCGACAGTCAATTTGATTACCCGATGCGATTCTCAGACAAATAAATAGAACATGCTCCTCGCGAGTCCCACAATCCTCACCAACTCCAAATGCAGCCTTTGAGCTTGCACTGGATCCTCTTCTCCTTTAACATCTAGCGGTTAGCAAACCACTAGGCAATATCCTATGTTAAGATGGAAATTCTGGCGGCGCAACCGCGAAGCAGTTCAGTTAGAGGAACTTAAGAAACCGAGCTACGGACTCTCAGAGGCCGAAATCGAAAGCCTCGTCAAACAATACCAAACACTGGATAAAGCACCAGTCTCCGCCACTGATCGTATTTGCCACCGATGCATGTTTATACACAAAAGGGCAGCCGCCCGTTGCCCTAAATGTGGCGCTGTCCAGGTAACTTAAGAACACAAGATTAAAATTCAATCATCTGCCATTAGTTTTTGGAAAGCCCTTGACGTCAAAAACTTGGACCAATATAGTGAACGAGCTAAGCAAATGCTTAGTAACCTCGGTAATGAGGGTAAACTGTTAAAAACCAGAAGTGCCTTTGTTATCAACAAACGATACTTTCGACCGAATAAGCACAGAAGGACAAGGTAATATTATGTCAGATCCGATACGTGAACACGAAGAGACCGTTCAGTTCAAGGTCCTAGAAGGTGAGGAACGTTCCGAGATTATAGACGTTGCTATCAAGGAGGTAAGTGAACGCATTACTGATCAAATAACTTCTGATGCACGCGAAACGCTTGCGAGAACACTGGCGCTTATCAATAGCGAGGCGCAAAGTGAGGTAAACAAGCTGGCAGACGATGTAAGGAGGCAGCTTACGCTACAACAAGAAGCGATCAACACCGAAATGTTGGGTTTTCTCGGTGATACGAGAAGGCAAATCAGCGATCAACAGCAGATGGTAGCTAGCGAAACTGCCAATTTTGTAGCCAGCGCTCGTCAGCAGATCGGAGAACAACAGGAGGCAACAAGTCGCGAGTTGACAAATTTCCTCGTAAACACTCGGGAGCAGATTGGCTCAATAAGGAACGACATCAGCGAACAAGCTCGTGACCATCTTAGCAACCTGATGGATGAGATAAGGGAAATCGCAACTCAACGGGTTAACGAAGTAGTCGCCCTTATCCGGGAGGAGGAGCGCGCTGCTGCTGTGCAACGCAATGAAGCAGCGACAATAGCCGAGGAAGTCGCTAGGGAGCTACGTGATCGTGAATTCAAGGAAAAGGACACACAGCTGATTGAATCTCGCCAAAGCTCGTCGCCTATTACAGCCATTGTGCAAAACAACGTGGCCGACGTTCTAAAGGAGCGTATCGACCATGCAAGAGAGGTGCAACAGGAAGTATTGAATATGGTCCAAAAGTGGACCCAGGATGCCATTAGTCGACAGGCGTCCTTGATGACGAACGGCCCCCTCAACGAGCTTATCAAGCACCAGCAAGACTTCATGCGGGAATACTATACTATGGGATCAAAGGTGCTCCTCAGCATGATGCCACATAGGAAGTAGTAAGTAGACAGAAGGTAACAGCAATCAAAACAAACATATGTGAGTAGTCACAACACTATTCACCGCTACTGACTAAGCACCGTAGATCAGTTGGTCTACGGTGCTTCCTTTTCTTATACACGGAATATGACTTTGTCAAACGTGCCCGCGTTCATACTATCTGCGAGGTATAATGTGCGAAGCCAACGAAGGCTTGCTTCAACGGTTACCGGGTAAATGCCCGAAAAACGCTCAACATGAATTGAGTTCGAACCATTAGTGGCGATTGGAAACCACAGTGTGTCATTAACTGGAGGTGATTCTTCAACACAACCCTGAACGAAGATGTCGCCAGTCCAATTTGTCATATACATCGCCAGTGTCATAACGCCAAAATCATGGTTGTTTACCTGTGCATTGGCAGGAAAGATATCACTGTAATAGTAATTCGTGTTTAGATTGCTTATTGCCCCAGGCGTGAAATTCGTGCAAACGAGGGAATCAGCGGGTCCGATAACCGGTCCCTCAAGTAATTCGAAATAGCCATATCCCGACTGGTCCTGGTCAACATACAGGATCGACTGACTCAGGTCACTAGCTTGATACACGATACTGTATCGATAAAAACCTAGCAGCCAATCATCCGTATCAAATCGATCGAGCACAAGAATGGCACTGCCTTGGAGTGGATCAATGACGATAAGTGGTTTTTGCAGGACAACCTGGCCAGTTTCGGGATCTGCTATCGTTATCACTAAGGTGGCAGCACCCAGGTCGATAGGTTTTCGATCTGAATTACGCACAACAACTTCAACCCGATTCTTAGAGCCTTTATAAATTTTGAATCTACTAGTGTTCATCGGCAAAGACCAGTGACGTACTCCAGGGATTTGAAGGGTGAGATCAATCTGCCTGCGGTAGTATATGGCAACAACTTTATCAGGCATGACAAGGATAAATCTCCAAAATCTCAGCAAAAACAAACACATAAATACTCTTATGTGTCATTATTTATAGTGTTGGCAGGAACGGGTTGAGAGAGATTTTGGAGAAATTCCCATTCTTATCACTGGGACGATATTTAGACCAGGAATATCTCGGGATTATATCAAATTCAGACCAACAAATCTTGAGTATGTATATTTACTCAATGTTGCCTAGCGATGATCTGAAAAAGCTTTATCTCGCACTTGGTGATGAATGGTGGTGGGAGACCAATCGACAAATTCCTATCAATGTAGCCATAAAAGATCGATGGTCAATCTTCCGGCCTTATCTAAAGACATTCATTTCGAAAGATTTCTTTGTTGTGACTGGTCCATGCGTCAGTCTTGAGAATGTGATGGTCAAACGGATCAAACGGCGCCAAATAACATTAGTCCGGAAATTGTAGCGCTTCCTCGACGAGCAGATTCATATTAACGATGACGACTTGTGCATAAGCATACGCATGCGATTTTTTCATAACAAACTGTCCATCGACCGGCAGCCAAATCTCCTTTTTTATCTGCTCCGGCGAACAATTGAGCAAATATCGCTTCGCTGGAAGTTTTATCGCAAGCACCACAGCTAAGTCGTCTATTGTCTGGGGTTGCAACTGCTGCACAATACGAAACTGATCCCGTAGATGGAATAGGTTTTTAACGATAGCTTCATCTTGAAGCATGCACCACAGTGGTTCTGTTGTGCAAAGCCTATTAAGGTGTGCCTCGTCGCGCACTCGCTCATACAAACTGACATGTAGTAAATCCAGCTTGAAATAGCCAAGCGCCTGGGCACGTTCATAATCGAGACTGGCCAGCTCTGTAGCCGGATCAATAGGGATATCTTGGAAGTACACGCCACTTACGTGGCGTGCGAGGTCACCTTTTTGGATTATACTTGCTTTAATGTGCACGAGATGTTCGAGGAGGGCATCACGGTTGCCAAAGTCAATGTCAATATCTGCATCGATGGTCACTGTTCTTCCTTGGTGTTATCGACGACAATTTTAAGGCCACTATCCAGTGGCTCCGAACCCTCCAGTTCTAATAACACTGTTGCATTATAGTCAAAACTAATCCTGTCAGGTGCTAGTCGGGTCAATTTTAAAAATAACAGGCTAGTGTCGGCATGCTGGACCAGTGACTTTATCAATGCTGCTATGAGGAAGTACAAACTTTGGATTGCTGGATGCTTGGCATTTTGTTTTTCCTCCAAGGTCAACTCATCAAGGTGGCAGAAATTCCTCAGTATTAGAATCTTAAAATGGAGTGGTCTCAAGTCAGCCCATGTCGATCTGCCGCTAAACAATGCTGTTGTTGACGATAAACCGTCCAGCAGGACATCAGGCCGGTTCCAATTTTTTTCAACTTTCTCGGTTTCAGCGTCGCTAAGAGTGACATTATATCTCTGGTTGGTGACCAGATCATCGACCACAACCGCCGTTAGGAGCATAGGCTACCTCATGATCACTTTTCCGGCTAGTTCCGAACGGAACGTTGCAAAAGTCCCCAACATCTTTTGTTGTGCATGTTCTAGCCTGATGAGCTTCGACTCAGCAGCTCGCAATTGGCTCCTTAATTCGCGAACTTGACCTTCCAACAATTGCATGTATTCTATTTTTGGCACGTCTATGAGATCTTCTCCAATTTGGACGCGCTTAATATGGCTGTTATGGACTTTCATCCCTCCTAAGACTTTGACAGCCCGTTTCTCCTTGGTTTCCTGTGGCATTTGCCTGTGAATTGGATTGACGCCATACATAGCTCTAAAAATAGATTGTGACATTAGATGCCATACTCCTTACATAAATTTGCTATTTGTTTCACGTCATCAATAGCTGACTGCATTTTTGACTTCCAGAAGTCAGGTTCAACTATGTCCTGAATTGAGTCCATTTGATTGTCATCAAATCGATTCAAGAGTTGCATTGCTGGCTCGGAATAAACTATCCAAGGTGAGATGTGTCCATGTTGTATGTAGGTGACGGCGCGGTGAGTGTTCACATTCCGAAAGAAATTATACCATTTGTCAGCATTTTCGTTTGCCCAGGTATTCATCGTAAGGACTGCCCGTTCAAACGCCCGTAACGGTGGCTCTTTTCTGGTCTGGTCGCGAATCCAAGCCTTATAGATACGTAAATCTGTCCACTCTCGTTGCTTGAGGTTATTTTTTATAAGGTATGTGATGAAGTCATCCTGGTCAACAGCGTTGATATCCCGCAAATATTTACCGAAACTTACAAAAGAGGAATAAAACGGTGATTCGATGAATTGTTCGAAGTTCTTACGATTACCCTCTTTCGCGCGAAAGTTCAGCTCGTAAAATCGCTGAAATACATAGAAGCCAACTTTAACCACCTTGTCATCACGTTGTTGCCACCGCCTCTTCCGTTCACAGCTATGCGCTACCAGCGTTGATTCACGTGCAAATACCTTTCTGCAAAACTCGCATGATCTATCACTCCCGTCCTTGCTTATATTTTTTAAATTCTTCGACAATTTTGTTGATTTCGCTGTCTTCCATTGCGAGCCCTCGGCATAGGTGAACAAGTTTGTCTCGCGTAAAATTGCGTTTGACAAGTTCCAACTCCATATCACTTAAGCTAGGATTCAGCCCCAAAATCAGCTGGTCGAGTTTGTTAGTTATTAGCTTTGACGGCCCTTTGATCCATACATGCCTCTGTTTTTTCCCTGCGCCACAACTGGCGATCAACCTCCACAACAAATCGGGGTATTTGGCAAGAGAAAACGTGTATTCATTTACAATTTGGTTTACGGCATCCATGTAGTACTCAGCATTTTTATTATCGTCTGGTACTCCACTCATCCATCTTGCTATAATTAGTGGTTGAAACTCCGGTCTTTCAACGTCGGTTAATTCGTCGTAATAGGTAAGGTTATTTTCATCGGCGTTTTGCAGTAACTTCCACAAATCGAGATTGTATTTTTTCTTCTCCGGCATGAGGTCCTTCCTGTTACAGGGATTTAGACGGTTAGTTGACTAAATAGGGGACGTCAACAATGATTTCGGCGCTCTAAAAGGGTTCCGTTTTTGTAGCAATCAAATAATTTGGTTGCAAATCATTTATAAAAATAGGAGAATTCCAGTGGGACGTCCGCTTTCGAAAAAACTTTTCGGCGATCCAAATTCAGCAACGAGGACATATCCAGCGGTAACATTGAGTGCAGCGTGGTTGCCGGGACAAGGCAGCGCCGCTACTAATCCAGTATATATTCTAAAGCAGACTGGGGTCAGCCGCTATCTGGTGACAGATGGAACAAACACAGGTGTTGTCTCCCTTGTTGGACATGAACCGGCCGCTGCTGGTCAGGCAGCTATGTATGTTACGCCCTACGTTGCCGGTGCTGAATCCGGCGCTACATTCCAAGCCACCTATAAAGTCCTTACGGCTGCGCCTCATGCAGGCGCTGCGGGCTCTGGATATGTAACAGGCGATACGTTGAACATGGGTAACGGCGTTACTTTAACCGTGACTGCTAGTGGTGGCGCAATAACATCACTTGCGGTGTCGGCAGCTGGTTCAAAGGGTACAGTGAACACAGCGGCGAGGACAGCAGTTGCCCCAGTCTCAACAAGTGGCTCCGGCACCGGCGCAACAGTCGATATGACATGGGGACTAAATGGCATCACGGCTACAGGTGGTACTGGCTATACACAAGGCGAACAATTAACGTTTGTCGGCATTGCTGCAACGACAGCACCAACTGCTAGTATTGCGTCAGTAAATGGCTCCGGTGCACCACAAACCTTTACTATCACAGCTGGAACAAACATCACAACATCAGCAACATCGATCGTAACCGCCAATTCACAAATTAAAACCTATGCGAGGGTTTTGAAAAATAAGACTGTTAAAACCTGGGATGGAAAAATTTATTCGTGGGACCCGTATAATGCTGCAAGCGTAGCCGGCCAAGCGAACGTACCTCGTAATACAGGGACCGGCACCGAAGCATCGACGTATAATAGCGGTAGTGAATATATGAGCATATCGGGTAGTGCGCCATATATCCAACCAAACCAAGGTGTGACAGCGAAGGCAAGCCAGATCCTGGCGACGGCCGGTGTGCCAGGAGGCGCTGGTAGCCAGTCGCAAGCAACTCCAAATACAGGCACTTCTGATGGTGGAGTATATAACCCTTCAACCACGCAGCGTAAAGCACCGCCGAGACGCGTCGCCGAGGCAACTAAGCGCAAAGAAAAGATGGCAAAAGCAAAAGCTGCTTTGAAAGCGAAATCGGCTGAGTTCCAGGCTAGGCAGAGCAAGACGGACTCTGTAAAACCGGTTGCACCAACACAGGAACCAGGCAAGGTTGATCCAAATGCGGGTCCACCACCTGAACTTGTGCAGCCCGACCCAGAGCCGGCGGCTCCTCACCTCGATCCTGCCGACATGGAGCATGCAACGCATCGATCATAAACTAGAAGGCGGTTCGATTGAACCGCCTTCGCCTTGATCTATACTAGCTGTGTAATATCGAGAGTTTCTGGAATTTTTGAAACCTCTCTCACGAAGAAAACACAGGTTGGCTTGGGCCCAGTTGTCAATGGTACTGCTAAGAGGTGGCCAAACTTCAGTTTAGGAAAAAACCACTTAACGTCCTGGAAAACATTGATGATTTCGATGTCCATGAAATCAGGCATATATCCAGAGATTGGGTTAATTCCGAACACCTGGAATGGCCTGTCGTTCAGTTTTTTTAATTCGATTACCTCTAATTCCCCACTATTTTTGTCTCCGATTATCACTGACCAGTCAATTGGCATCTGTATGGTTGAGTTACCGATGCGCAACTCTACCGCTATTGAATTAAACGATTCAAGGAACACGAGCGGAATAAAAATGTAATCTATATTTTTGATATCGCTGTAGTCCAGGACGCAATATCGTATATCCTTGAGCACATCGGACAATTGCTCGTCGTCAACGAAATCAGGAATGTTATTCATCGAATATGCTTCGTTTTCGACTGTCAAAATATTCATTGCGAAATGCCTTGTGCCAATTGTTCGATGTAATTCACTTTTTGCAGGGTGTATGGGTATTCGGCTTTCCGATAGAACTTCTTCCTTGCGTTTAGGTGTTTCGCCGAGAATCTACACGTGCTTGCAATATCGAAGATTTGGACCCTATCTTTGTCACGTGCAATTCTGATACTACGTCCTATACTCTGGATGACGCGAATGAAACTTTTGCCAGGTTCTACGATAATCAGGTTGAAAATCCGTGGAATGTTAATTCCAACACTCGCCACTCCATATGTTGCAATAATGATCTTATTGTCACTATCGGACATGTCAAGGTAAGCGGTCTTCCGGACGTCAGTTTTTGTCGTGCCGCTGACGAAAACGCTGCCTTTTACCCGTTTCTGCAATTCACTGCCAGTCTCAATCCGATTGACAAGGACAAGTGTATTTCCTGTTGTTGCCGTCTGTCCGATCAGACTGCTTATCCAATCTAGTCGGGATTTATTGGTTACGAGATATTCATATTCGGAATGAAAGTCTTCATATTCCACAGTATCAAGCATTTGAACAAGATTGACGTGGCATTTTGCCAACACACCTAGGTCCATCAAGGTTTTCGCAGCGAGTTGTTTTACAACTGGACCAATGCTGCATAAAATTGACATAGCATTGTAGTCTTCTGGTGGAATTGTCCCAGTTAGGCCCCACCTAATTGGCACGTGTGAAAAGGGGCCAGTAAGGACGTTTTTCAACACTTCGGCTTTGGCCTGGTGGCAATTTGCAACCATCAAACCGTTTGCAATATAATTGTGGTTCTTTTCGACATGGAGGTTGTACAATAGATCGGGCTTCTCGATAATCCGCATAGCCTTAATTTTCATCGACTCAACCGAATCCTTTCAAAAATGTCTGTTCGAAGATTACTGTTAACTATGAAACTTCGGCTAGCCTTTAGATACGCCTTGCCAAAAATCCTAGGACAATCGTTAAATTCAACGCTCTAATAACCCTTTCGTTTCTTTTGCTCATTAATATCCTTTATTTCGATATCCACTATCTCATCGTTTGTTGAAAGGTCCTGGACTTGTTTCCAACCCGATGTCGTTTTGACCTTATGGTTGCCGGTAACGTGCAAAAAGGTACCGTCTTCCATTTCTAGCTCATACATTTCAGCTGCAATTGACGGCGTGAGATTGGTGTGAACGCGTACGACAGAATCCTCAACAATCTCTCCAGTATCTTCATCTACAGAATATACTGCGTCACCCGGCTTAAAGTCTTCAATGGCTCTGTGGCCTTCGGGAGTTGCAACAAGAGTTCCAGCTGCAAAACATTCGTCAACTATAACACAGGCAACGTCCCTAACGAATTCAGCCAGTGCGATTTGCGCTGACCCGTCTAGATTTGTTTTGATTAGTCGGTCGAGGCTCTGCCATGTACAAATGACATGTTTGTGCTTGTAATCCTTCTTTTCACCAAAGTAGACCCCGACATCTAATCCGATGTTTTCGTAATCGGAAAGGGTTTGTTTAACGAGATCTTTATTAGGCACAATGATGATTGTGCGCCCGTGCTGTTCACATAGATGTGATAACGCCGCACAGATGATAGTTTTACCGCTGCCTGTCGAGATTTCTTGTACGCTTTGTTTATTGGCAAGCGCTGTTTTTATAACCTCTACCTGGTAATCTCGGAGGATTATTGGCTGGCCAGCGGCTGGATGATGCTTTGGCCACGTTAACCCAGGAAACGCGTCTGAAAAATATTCGGTGTCGATTTCGGGAAATTCATAGTTATGGTCAGGCCGATGATCTTCTAGTTCAAATGTGTAGCCAGCATCGATTATGATCTGCCATACTTTTTCAAGGACGTTAACAAACGTATTGCCGTTAATAGCGAAAAAGCTTACACAGCCATCCCACCTGCCCAGCCGATAAGCTGGAGTGTGCCGCGCTGCGTGGATAAAGAACTTAAGTGCCTTGTTACACGCACGGCGAGTCGTTGGGTCTAATCCTACAAAAGAGGCGTTGCATTGATCATGGATCACTATTTTACAATGTTTGGTAGGCATCAAAATCCGGTTTGTTGTTGTTATTCAGGATTTTGCTGAAGCAGCAGCTTAGACGTCTATATTGAGCCCCGTATTTAAGCTGCCAGCAGCGCTAGCGTTGAGCTAACCCGCTGCACTGCGCGTAAAAAAGCCCCTAAGCGGGTCCTGTAGCGTGGTCCAGCCGTTGCAGTTGTGCTAGCTGTTGCTAGCAGGCAAACCCGCTAGTGCGGATGCAAAAGCTGCGCTACCTATCGGCTTGGCATTACTAGCAAGGCGATACAGCGTTGCGTCAGATGCATCGCACACCAGCACATATAAGTAAACCGTCCAGTCAGTAATTGGTCTATCGACAACATTTCGCATAAACCAGTACCATTCACCTTTGATATTGTCGGCAAGCATAGCTAACTCGGCGAGCTGTACACCGTCGTTAGGCTGGTGG